TCAATTGAATGTAATCTCCTGAATATAAGCATCAAAGAACTTATTTTTGACGCCCTTGACCTGCTTGAGGTCTGTATTAATTACGATCTGGGCGAAGATGGTGTAAACCAGGTCTTTTTTCTCCTGATCATCAAGGTAAGGCCAGGCGTCGGCCAAGCCGGCCAACTCGGTTAAGCGCGGAATTCCAGACAGCGATTTTTGGCTGTCGGCTATCCGCTGCCGGACGGTCCGCTCCTTGGTATCTTCCTCGGCCATCTTCTTCCGGATATCGTCTTTTGAGATTAACCCTTCGACGAACATATATTGCCACTTCTCCCGGCGCTCCGATATCTTAGCGAGTTCCCGTTTCTCCTTATCGATCTCCGTCTTTTTCTTACCCTCATCATCCGTTATTCGCTTGGCTTCCTCTGTGAGTCTGTCCATGTCGACCTGCAACTGCTCGATATACTGGAGGACCAAATGCTCGACATGAATCTGCCGGAAGATCGGAAGGTCACACGACTTGCTGTGATGCCGGTTGGAGCAGATGTAATATTGGGTGCGGACTTCTCCCTTTGTGGTCGTCCGCTTTGTCGATAGGCGACCAAACATTGCCGCCCCGCAACGGCCGCAACGCAGCACGCCGCTAAACCAATAGATACTATTCCGGCTGTAGCCGCCCTTGGCTTTTCTGGCCATAAATGCCTTGATCTCGTCGTATTCCTCCTGGGTAAATATCGCTTCATGGCTCCCTTTGCCGTAAATACATTTCACCCTCTCGTCACGCTTGCTATTTACGTAGGTCCCGGCTGCTGTCTTCGAACCCAGCCGTATGATACCGGCGTAGAACGGATTCTCCAGCGTGTACCCAACGGTTGCATCTGTCCAGTCATGCCCGCGGCGCTGTTTGTTGGACCGATTGAGCTTCATAGCGATTGTCTTATACCCCTTCCCGCTTAAATACATTTTCCTGACCTCACGGATCAGCTCGGCCTCTTCGGGAATTAACTGACCTTGTTGCGTATACCCATACGGCAGTACACCGCCGGGGCGCCGTCCTTCTGCGACCATTTGCTCGACACCAAAGCGTACACGCTCTGAGATCGTCCCACGCTCCCATTCAGCCATTGCACCGACGAGAGTGATGAAGAACCGCCCCATGGCCGTAGTCGTCTCAAAAATCTCTGTGGAGCTCTTAAACTTGACGCCGTGTAGGTCAAATGTCTTGAGCAATGCGTGCAGGTCAGCAACAGAGCGTGTGAGACGGTCCAATTTGTATACCAGGACGACATCGAATTTCCTTTCTTCCATATCGGCCAGCATGCGTTGCATGTCTGGGCGCTTTAAATCCTTGGCTGAATACCCGTCATCCACATAAAAATCGTATATGCTCCAGTCCTGGGACTCAGCAAAGCTGGTCAGGCGGCTACGCTGGCCTTCGATGCTAAATCCTTCCTCTGCCTGCATGTCGGTGGAGACGCGGATGTATATGGCGGCCCTCATCACGCCAATTGGTGTTTTATCTGCTTTTGCTACCATGTGGGTCACCTCATTACTGAGCAAATATTAATTGTATTCCTTGTTGCAATAGACCGTGTTCAAATTCCACGAATGCAGCGGCATCCCTGAACAATCGGCTGGGATCAGTAACGACGACAGTATCAAAATCTCTCCTTTGAATTTGGTTATCTTAAAAATTTATCGCATCATCGACAGCTTCCATTGGCAAAAACAATCTATTCGCCGTCTGTCCGTGCCGGGAGGCAATACGCCCCATATCGATCGTTACATAGCCAGCGTGGCCCCGGGGGATTTTCAGATCACCGGATCGGACAACAGCCCCGTCACGGTACGAATGCGACTGCGAATCGACACTCTTGAAGCAGCCGTCTACCTCAATATGTAGCGGGCTTTCCCAGTCAAACCCTTCACGTTGCTCGATGACGAGCGTGTGCGGCCGGGAGAGGTCTTCGAGGCCGTATATCCCCCGAATGACTGGATCTGAGTTTATCGGTTCTGGTATGCGTTCTTCCATGGCTGCCGCTGTATATGTAAAGCTCTCCATGAATTCAACGCCAGAGATCCGTTCTTTAATCTGAGTTAGTCGCTCCTTGGCCAACTTGGGCGGTACCTGAAAGACCTTTCCGAGAAGACCAGCAGCTTCATCCTCTGATTGCGGAAGCCGAATCGTTTCCAACATGAAAAAAGGGAGAGCAGCATATAGGCTGAAGCGATCAGCATCAGCCTCCTGCAACTGGAGGAATAGCTCAGGCATTCGCCGCTGATCTCCGGCATGCCGTAATACGTGACAGAGTTCATGAAAGAATGACAGGCGTCTTGCATTAAGATCATCGGTAAGGCATATGAAGATCACACGAAGCTCATTATCAGAGAATGTCCGGAGCTCGTTGTAAGCTACATCAACGTCGAAGATTTCAGCGATTCGGTCGATAACAAGATCATCTGGAGTCAAAATGCCGTTTGCGATGTAGTATTCTTCGATGCTCTGCTCCAATAAAGTTTTGAAATATTTGTTCATATCCATGTAACATCCTCCATTTAGCGCACGTATGTTCGGTTTTTGGTGTAAAAGAAAAGCCATTGCTGGCTTATAGTTATTTGTAATTGCTGATTGCTGAATGATCCTTCAGGAAAATATCAATGGAGTCTGATAACTTTGAAAAACTATCTTCTCCTGAGATACCACTTTGTAGGTATGTAATATAAAGACTTATATTGGTTTGGACCATGAATAAATCTGTGTCATTTTTAAGCTTCTCTAGATAATAGGAGACTCCTGTTGACTCGGGTGCCGATATATTTGGGAGATCAGTAACGATTGTCTCAATTCTTTTAGCCACTTCCAACTGATCCGCTGGCTCAGTCGCCTGTAAAATCTCAAGCTTAGATGATTTGAGTTCATTCAGCGATTTCCTCACAGCATCGAGTGCAGCGATCTCATTTTGGGTAGTGGTGAGCTTTTGTCTGACCTCTGGGTCTTCTGCCGTGTCCAGCGACTTCTGATACACTGCTTCGGCGCTCTGCAAGTCACCTGAGTTGTAATGTTGATCTGCTTGCTTAGCCAAGTCTGCCGCCTCATGTGCTTTGGATGGACCACAGCCTGCTAAGACAAAAATCGAAAATAAAACAAGCACTAGCTTTTTCATACTTCCCCCAGCGTTATTTATTCTTCTCGGCTTCTCTTGCAGCTCGTTCCTTCATCTCACGGTACCGTCTTACAGCAGCCTCGGCTTCTTCCAACTCGTCTTCTGTCAAACCTTCAGGACCTCCGTAGAATGAAAGACTTGGTTCCCACTTCGGTTTATCTGTAAGTCCAAGTAGATAGTCGGAGTCAGTGTCAAGAATCTGGCAAATTCGGGCAAGTGTATCAGTATCGATATCACGTTTTCCAGACTCGTAATTTCCATATCCTTGGCGCGAAATTCCAAGCTTCTCAGCCAATTCTTCATGGGTCAACTTATTTTCAATCCTTCGTTCTCTTAAACGATCGAGACGGATCACGTTATCACCTCTTTAGGAGGAGTATAACGCAACTTATTGTTGCTAAAAAGTATACGCAACAAAAAGAAGCATAGAACTATTGACAGAAACAAAACGTTGCGTTATATTGTGTGTATCAACGAAACGAATTGTTGCATAGGGGTGGTGAAATGGCGAGACAATGGTTGATTGATTTACGTAATGCTGATGGTAAAACCCAAGATTCAATTGCAGAAAGTTCTGGTATCAGTCGCCAATATTATGGAATGATCGAAGCTGGTAATCGAAATCCCAGTGTTGATCTCGCAAAAAGAATTGCTTCCGTTCTTAAATTTGACTGGACACTTTTTTTTGCAGATACAAGCAACAAAACGTTTCATAAACCTTCCTTACAGAAGGAGGTGATCTAAATGGAACATCGCCTGACCGACGCTACTGGCGTTCGCGAAACACATGACTGGACCGAAGCGGACAAGCTTCTCAATGAAGGCTGGACGTTGCACAGCATCTGGCCCGATCAAAACAAAACCCGTTATGTATTGCTGAAATTCTAAAGGAGGTTCCGATCATGAAAAAACAAGTGCCAGCGCCCTATAATCCCGGGCTCTCGGATAAAGCTTGGGACAAGCTTCATAAATTCTTGGCAGCCGCAAACGTCAAGTATGCGGAACAGATTCAGCAGGATCGCAAAGCCAAGCAAGAAGATGCTGCTGGGTGAGAAAAACCCGCCGAACTGTACCGCTGTCGGCGGGAAGGGAATGGGCAAGGGGAATTGCTTAAGAAAATCATACATCAGGCCTCTGTCCAAAAGCATCCCATCAAATTGGACAAATGAGGTGATCGTAACTTGGCAATTGGACATTTTCCCCAAGCGTTGAAGGACATGATGAAGCAGAAGGGAGACACTTTAGCAAAAGTCGGGCGAGCCGCTCATGTAGACGGCTCACAGATTGGGAAGATCATTAAAGGCAGTCGGAAGCCATCAAAGCCGGTCATGCATGCGGCTGCTTTACATTACGATGACGGGCAATTGTACATCGCAGCGGCGGCCGAAGTCACCGGTGGGGCATCGGTTCCGTGGCTGAGTGGGGCGGATTTGCATCCCAGCTCCGCCTACATAAAGACGATCGAAGAGATTCGGGAGGCGGAAGAGGCGTTGCTCAAGTTGCCGATTACCAAGCATTCAGAGCAATTGACCGATCGGGAACGAGGGCAAATCAAGGGTGCTTTACTTGAGCAGATCGAAGCGATCACGGCGTTGACTCACAATGTCGCTGTGCAATGCCGGAAATATGGCTTTTCCTACCTTGGATTATGGAGTGAACACCGGTCGGAAATGGCATCAAAACATTACTTGAAATGAGGGTTGAAGGATGGACAGAGCAGAATTGGTAGCCGAAGCAAGAGCGGCAGGGGAGCGGGCCATGCATAACCTGCAGGTGATCCGGCAGAACCCGGAAACCATGCTACCGGGGAAGATTGAGTATGCTGAGGCTTATCTGAACCAAGTGATCCGCGTTGCAGAATCGGAAACAGAAATGAAAAACGACCGCCGGCCAGGGCAGTCGCTGAATTTGAGAACTCGCTTAATAAGTCTCTTGTCGTCCATTTTAACCCTTGATCGTCAAAAGCGCAAGGAGGGGGCGGCGTGAGTACGGCAGAAATCGCTCTTCCTTTCGCCCGGCGGTACATCGAAACCCGGGAAGAATTGAAGCAAAACACCGATGAGCTCCTCAAGGCTGTACGTCAAATTTCGCCGTTGTCGGAAGAGTTTCAAGCACTCTGGCGCAGAAGGGATGAGCTTCACCTTCGGTGCCGGAATGAGATCGCCGGCCTTCCATTTTACCCGGAAGCGGACAGGCAGTTCATTTTCAACTATATCATTCAGGCGCCCGATGAATAGGCGCCTGTGACAGCGGCCTCGGCCCTGTCTTGGAGCATCGGAGCCCTTCGGGGCACTCCTCCTTCCGGTGCTCCAAGATGCGACCGACGCATCAATACATAGGGAAGGGAGGACTACTCTATGAAGCCATCTATCGGGCGAATTGTGCACTATCGCGACACTGAAGGTAAGACGTTCGCTGCAATAATCACATGGGTGTTGGACGACGTTGTGAACTTGGCTGTGTGGAATGAATTTGGCAGACAGTTCAACGCTTTGAACGTTCGTCAAGGAAATGGGGCGGAACAATGGGACTGGCCGCCAAGAGTGTAATGACCGCCTGAAGAGTCTGTTGCGGAACGGACGAAACCTAGCCCTTTCGAGGGCGATGGTCGCGGGAAACCGCAAGGTGGTGGCGGTTCAAATAGGTCAAGGGAGCCGAAAAGGCCGTATTTATTGGTGCAATTACTCCCTCGCCCACCTTGAAAATTACATAGGAAGGAGGCCTCTTATGCAAGTCATTCAGAAATTGACAGTGCTGAGTAACCCTAACCGGTTCTTTGAAGTCGGTACGGAGATTGATGGTCATGAAGTAATCGCAATTAGGCAGGTCGGAAGTGAATCTGAAAGCCATGTTCATTCGGAGTATTTCGTTGAAGACGAGAACGGCGATCTTATCACCAGCATCGAAAATGCCCCGGTAATAGTGGACTGGAAGACGATTGCCGAGCACGACGATCCACCGGAAACGCAAAAATGACCGCGTGCAGGCGGCCATTCTGTTCCTTGACAATTAAATATGCTCTTGCCCTCATCTTAGCAGGTGGGGGCGCATTACACAAGAGGGAGTGATTGGAATCATGGGTATGGCAATATCATTTGATCCCAAGGGTAAACCAGTAGAAGTTGAAATAACTCCGAAAAACCATTATTCACCCGCGGTGCTGACGCTGCGTTCCGAAGGCCAATCAGTTCAGCTTCATTTGTCTGACGATGTCATTGCGGATGTTGCATATGCAGTGAATTCGCACCTGGACAATATCAAATATCCGCAGCCGGTAACTCCGGCAGCCAAGGAGGAGATCGCTTGAAGCGTATCGGTTTGGAGCGCCTGACACTCCGTAATTTTAAAGGGATTAAAGAATTTGTCCTCGCCGCAAACGGTGGGGACGTTGATGTCTACGGTGATAATGCCACGGGCAAGACCACTCTGTTCGATGGGTTCCTGTGGGCCTTGTTCGGCAAGGACAGCGCGAACCGGACAGAGCAAAAATTCGAGATCAAGACGCTGAACAGTTCCGGGAAGGTGCTTCAGCACAAGTTGGAGCATGAAGTGGAGGCAACGCTGCTCGTAGACGGCCGCCGCCGGACTTTCCGTCGGGTGTATGCCGAGAAATGGACGAAGAAGCGCGGCGCGCCGGTTGAGACCTTCGAGGGGCATTCGACCACCTATTATGTCGACGGAGTCCCTTGCAGCATGAGGGAATATCAAGCTGAGGTAGATTCAGTGATCAAGGAAGATTTGTTCCGGCTGCTGACCAGCCCGGCCTACTTTAATGAGATCCTGAGCAAAGACCAGCGGCGCAAGACGCTGCTCGAAGTGTGCGGCGACCTGACGGATGCCGAGGTCATTCACGGTAACAAAGAGCTGGAGCTCCTACCGGATATCCTGGCCGGAAGGGATATGGAGTCTCATAAAAAGGTCATTTCCGCCCGGATTTCTTCCATTAATAGGGAGATAAGTGAGCTCCCGGTCCGGATCAGCGAAGTCCAGCGGCAAATGCCGGACGTTGCCGAACTGGACGAAGACTTGCTGAAGGATGACATCGCGCTGCTCCGGAGCCGAATTGAGGCGCGGGAAGCAGAGGTTTCCCGTATCTTATCCGGCGGTGAGATAGCGGCCAAGGAGAAACGCCTTCGCGAGATCGAGACAGAGCAGTTAGAAATCAAGTCTCGGCTGCAGTCGGCTGTTCTGGACAAGGTGGCCTTGAAACGGGATGAGGTCAACCGAATGCATCAGGAACAGGATCGTTACCGCCGGAATGTCGAGGACAAGCAGCAGCGGATTAAGCAAAACGAGCGTCTGGCCGCCGGGCGTCGTCAGGAGGCGGACCGGCTGCGGGCGGAGTTCGCGGCCCTGAAAGAGCAGATCTTCGAGCACCATCATGAAGAAAACTGCCCGACTTGCGGCCAGGTCCTGCCGGCTGAACAGATTCAAGCCGCTCATGCCAAAGCCGAAGCCGACTTCAATCGCCAGATCTCCGACCGGAAGGAGCGCATCAATGTCGACGGCAAGGCAGCGGTAGCCGAAGCTGAGAGGTTCGAACAGGAGGTTGTCCGGCTGCAAACTGAGATTGATCAACTGAACGACGCCTTGGCCGTGCTTCAAACGGGGATTTCCACCGCCGATGCGGAGTTGGCCGACCTGCGTTCGGGCGTCAAGGACCCGGCGGCTGATCCGGAATATGCCGGCAAGCAAGCGGAGGCGGCCCGGCTGCAGGAGGAAATCAAGCAGCTCCGCGAGTCAAGCCAGTCCGCTGCGGCAACCGTCCGGGATGAGATCGGGCGGCTCCGCCGGGAGGTCGAAGACATGGAGAGTGACCTGGCCAAGTTCGACGGCATCCGGCGGGCAGAGCAGCGGATCTCCGAGCTGGAGCAGCAGGAGAGTGACCTCGCCGCCGAGTACGAGCGGATTCAGCGGGAATTGTTTCTCTGCGAAGAGTTTACCCGCACGAAGGTCAGCATGCTGGACGCTAAGATCAACAGCAAGTTCCGCCTGGCCCGCTTCCGGCTGTTCGAGGAGCAGGTCAATGGTGGCATGAAAGAGGTTTGCGACACTCTCTATCAGGGCGTGCCGTATGATGGCGGGCTCAATAATGCGGCCCGGATCAATGTCGGCCTGGACATCATTCGGACGCTAAGCGCCCATTACGGCTTCTCAGCCCCGATTTTCGTTGACAACGCGGAGGCCGTAACGCAACTGATCGATACGGACGCTCAGGTAATCAGGCTGGTGGTCAGCGCGGCTGACAAGCAGCTTCGGCTGGAGAACCAATCTATTCAGGAGGCGATTTGATTTGACTACACAAAAACAACAAACTTCCCAAAACGGGGAGCAAGCTGTCGCCAAGCAAGAACTATCACAATCCCAACGTTTCATGACCAAAGTCATTTCCGAATTTGGCTCAAGTGTGGGAGAGGTCGCTCTGACGAATTTCCAGAAGCGGCTGGCTCAGAATTACTTTATTGCTTTGGATGCAGTGCTGAAAACTACCGAGGAAAAGCGGCTCAAGAAATCTGAAAAATACCGGGATCAGTTGTCTGTGACCTGGGCGAACGTGAACATGGACAAACTGGCCCGTGATGTTGTTGCTTATGCCCGGATCGGGTTTGACCCAGCGCAGCCGAATCACATCAATCTGATTCCTTTCAAAAATAACAATACCAACAAGTATGATATCGGTTTTGTCGAAGGGTACAGAGGGCTTGAGCTTAAAGCTGTGAAGTATGGCCTGGATGTTCCAAACCATGTAACGGTCGAACTGGTTTACTCGACTGATAGATTTAAACCAATCAAGAAAGACGCCACCCATCAATATGAGGGGTACGAATTTGAAATCACCAATGCTTTTGATCGAGGAAAGATTGTGGGAGGTTTCTACTTCCACTCATACATTGAAAATCCTGAGAAAAACAAACTTGTCATGATGACTGTCAAGGATATTGAAAAACGGAAACCGGATCATGCCAGCCCTGAGTTTTGGGGTGGCGAGAAGGATAAATGGGAAAACGGTAAAAAGGTCGGCAAAGAAACGGTTGAGGGCTGGTACGAGAAAATGTGCTGGAAAACCGTTTACCGTGCTGCTCACAGCGACATCACCATTGACAGTCAGAAGATCGACGATGATTATCTGCGCTTGAAGCAAATGGAGCAAGATTTTGCTGAGGCAGAAGTTAATGAAGAGATTAGAGCTAATGCGAATAAGAACATCATTGATGTTACTCCGAATGCTGAAGGGGCAGATGGCCCGTCTACTCCGGGTGATTTCTCCGGTGACGTTCCTCCGATGGACCCGCCCGCTGGCGGGAACCCGGAGGAAGAAATGCTGTTTTAGCCCATGATCGATATCCAATGTCTCGGCTCCAGCAGCGCCGGCAACGCCTACCGGATTACGGATGGGCAGACCGCGCTCCTGCTGGAAGCCGGTTTTCCGTATAAGGCGATTCAGCGGGCTTTGCAGTTTCACATGTCGGAGATTGCCGGTTGCCTGATTACCCATGAGCACGGCGATCACAGCCGGGCAGCGGCGGACATCATGCGCGCCGGTATTCCGGTGTATACCAGCCGGGGGACGGCGGAGGCCCTTAAGCTTTCCGGGCACCGCCTGCGCCCAGTGACGGCGCTGGAGACATTCACCGTCGGTTCCTGGACGATTCTGCCGTTTGGCGTTGAACACGACGCAGCGGAGCCGTTGGGATTCCTTCTGGCTGACCAGGACGGCGACAAGCTCGTTTTCCTGACTGATTCTTATTACTGAAGATACCGCTTCTCGGGCCTGACTCATATCATGATCGAGTGCAACTATTCCCAGGAGATTGTCAACCGCCGGGTTCTGGCCGGGGAGCTTCATCCGGCACAGAAGAAACGGCTGCTGCGCTCTCATTTCAGCCTGGAGCATGTAAAAGATTTTCTGAAAGCCAATGATACCCGCGGTGTCGAGGAGATTTGGCTGCTGCACTTGTCAGACGGTAACAGCGACGCCGCACTCTTTAAGCGGGAAATACAGGAGTTGACCGGCGCTGTCGTCCGGGTGGCCGAGCGATGAATGGTCCGATGGGTGAGCGTATCTGGACAAGCATGATCGGGGAGAGAATTTGGGCGCTGTGGGATGACGAAGAGGCGTTTAAGCGAGAGGTGCGGGAGTATTTCAAGCGTGGATATCCGGGGTTTTCAGTGGTTCGTGCCAAGTATCCGTACATCTACATTCAGGATGATCGGGGGCGGCAGGCATGAATGATGTTGTGCAACTGGACTTATTTGGTGAAGAGGACCTATCCGCCCCGGCGCCGCCGGTTCTGAATGGCATGTACTACGAGCGGGCGACGGACAAATTTGTTTCCTACGTCCTCGGCCGCCGGCATTTCGAGGCGAGCCCCGGCGATTGCCTGGGCGACAAAGCATGGAAAGAAAAAACGAAAAGGGAGCGTGCCATATGAGCGCTTTGACGGAAGAACAGGCAAAGAAGGAAGCGAACGAAATTTTGGATTTTCTGGTGGACAAACTGGAGAGCGCTTCTGACCAAAGTAAAGAGCATATTGCCCATTTCCTGCAATCCGCATCCTTTGCGCTTGGATCATGCGTTGCTATTGCAGCAATTGATTCCTCTGGGGTCGGCCCCCTTCTGGGCAATACCATCGAAGCACTGACTGATGGTGTTCAGGCCGGATTGCAGGCAAAGGGCATGAACGGCACTTTTATTAAAATCGTCAAGAATTAACCGATATACGGCTGCTGCGGGAGGGGGGAGTAGATGTCCGACACAGCCAGAGAACCATCTCTTTCCGGCCTACTGAACCAGTTTGAAGCGATCGGTGGACCTGAGGAATTTGGCCCGGAAGGTTTGGCTATAGCCGTCGCTTTGTGGCGCAAATCCAGCAAATTGGACTGGATGCAGACCTTTCAGATGACCAATACCGAGCTTCAGGTTCAAACGGGAATTGCCACTCGCAAGACCCTAAATGTTTATCGCTCCAAGCTAGTAGAGGCCGGAATAATCGCATATGAACCTCCTCCCCGGGGGTCTTCAAGAGGGACGTATTCTATCAATTTTCATCTTGTTGGGCCTTCAAAACCTGTAACCTCAGGTAACAGGTCGGAGGAAGTAGGTCAGGAAGTTGTAACCTCAGGGAACCACTTAGGGAACAACTTTTCGGAAGTTGACCATAAAGCTGTTACGTCAGGTTACCACTTTCCCAAAGCTGTAACCTCAGGGAACCACTTTCGGCACACTGTATTAAAAGATCTTTCTTCTTCTGCTGCATCTGCGGCAGAGGAGCCGAAATCATACGAATCGTTTTACGCGGCACACAAGCGAGTGTTCGGTTTTGAATGCAATCCATTCCAAGCAAGCAAGTTGGGAGTTTATATCGATCAGGACGGGATGGAGGAGGCAGTCGTTATTCGGGCTATTGAGCGCGCAGCGATTGCTTCCACCAGATACCGTTTTAACCTGATCACGAAAATACTGGATGACTATTTCAGGGCTGAGGCCAAAACACTTGAAGCGGCCATGGTGATAGATTCACAGTTTGAAGCTACGAGGTCGGTGCCTGCATCCGGGCACGGTCCTCCAAAACGTGGTAATCCTCACGGCTACAGGAACAGGCACGAGCATGGAAACGAGGTGCTCAAAAAGATTTACGAGGAGGGACAGCGTGAAGAAAACAGAGGTAGCACAACTGTTTCTGATCATTCACAACACGTACCCAAATTTTTCGATTGACGAGGCCGGGATTAAAGCCGCGCTGTGGGCGGAGATTCTCGGAGATTACCCTTTTGAGCGAGCAAAGCAAAACCTGCTCCAACATGTCCGCCGCAGTACATTCCAACCGACGCCGGCAGACCTGATGAAGCCTATTCACGACCCGGAGCGTCCGGTAAGCATCCTGGGCGTCACGGATACGGCGCTGCGGTTGCAGGAAATGGACGAATGGTCCCGGAAAGCAACGCCGCCGCCATGGCTCCCTCAAGGGAGTGATCCGGATGAGTGACGAATTCAACAGCAGCCCGATGTACAGCATTCTCGCTGAGCAGGCGGTGCTGGGGGCCGTTCTTTTGGACCCGGGAGTGTTTGATGATGCCGACGAGATGCTGTCTGGCGATGAATTTTATCAGCCAGAGCATCCCAAAATCTTCGAAGCCATGAAGGAACTGCGAGACAGTGACATATCGATCGACCTGGTTACCTTGACGGCGAAGCTTCAAGACCGGGGAGAGCTTGAGGATATTGGCGGGGTCAGTTATCTGGCGAAGATCGCTCGGGCGGTGCCCACGGCGTCCAATCTCAGGTATTACGCCAGCATCGTCAAGAATCGTTCCATTCACCGCGAGGCCATTCGGCAGTTGCAGGATCAACTTCAAGGGGCGAAGCAGTCGGACAATCTGGAGGAGATTATAGCTGGCCTTCAGGAAACAGCAGCCGCCATGGCTGATCAAACGGCAAAGGGGAAGGGTCTACGCAAGCTGGGCGTCTTGGTACGTGATCACTTTGACGTTGTTGAGCGGCGTTATGCGAACCGCGATAGCGGGCTTACCGGCGTCAAGACGGCACTGACTGATTTGGACAAGCTGACCGGCGGGCGCCAGAAAGGGGATCTGATCATCGTTGCAGCCCGGCCTTCCGTGGGAAAGACGGCGCTGGAGATGAACGAAGCGGTCGCCGCATCGAAGTCGGGAACAGTCAATGCAGTTGCGTTTTTCAGCCTTGAAATGAGCGATGTCGCCCTCGTGGATCGGTTCGCCGCCATGATGGGCGGAATTGACGGTATGAAATTCAAAACTGGACGGCTGGATGAGGACGACTGGACCCGATATACGACCGCAGCCTCCGAAATGGACAAACTGCCACTCTATATCGATTCTGATCCTGGCATGACCGTTCAGCAAATTCGTTCCAAAGCACGGTCATTCAAGCGGGAGCACGGGGAGATCGAAATCATCGTTGATTACCTGCAGATGATTTCGGCAGGGCGGAAGTTCCCGAACCGTGACACCGAGGTCGGATACATCACCGCCCAGCTCAAGGAAATGGCCCGGGAGTTGGATTGCCCCGTCATCGCGATCAGTTCGCTTGGCCGCAGCGTCGAACAGCGTCAGGACAAGCGGCCGATGATGTCGGACCTGCGGGAGTCGGGCCAGATTGAGTTTCACGCTGACGAAGTGGATTTTCTGTACAGAGACGATTACTACAACCAAGAGACCGAGAAGAAGAACATCGTCGAAATCATCGTGGCCAAGGGGCGGAACACCGGAACAGGTACGGTGGAGGCTGTGTATATGCGGAATTTCTGCCGGTTCGCGGATTATGAACGTGGCCATAATGAACAGCCTCCGAAGCAGCAGAACGTGAAGGATTTAAACAAGCGCAAATGGGCGCAGTGAGAGGGAGGAAACGAGCATGAAGCAAGGGAAGCGGCCGACGCGCCGGCAGAAGGATGAAATCAAGGCGGCTGGCTTGAATGCAGACAATTGGTTAGTCGAGCGGGATATCAAAGGGAAGACTCCGGAACTGATAATTATTCACCGGGTTTCCGGCAATACGCGGAATGTGCGGCGGTGGGCGTAATGATCGGGCGCCGGAATTACTGGCACGTTTACAATCATATCCGGCGCCGGGTGATGGATACCGGCAAGCAACCTGAGCGGGCTGATTTGCTGGCTGAGTTCTCCGACCTGGAGCCGGCGGAAGTTGACGAGGGCATTGCCGAATATGAAATCACCTTCGGCGAGCGGGAAGGAGGCGGGGGCGATGCGCAAGATGAAGAATAAGCGGAAGCTTCCAGATCCGTTCTTCCAACAGCGAAACTTCTTCACGGTATGGGACGACAGCGGGATGGCTGTAGGAACAGTCTATGTGCTGGACTCGGCTATGATGCCGCCTCGGCAGAGGGGAGGCAAGCAGCATGATCCAGTTCGTGGTTTACGGCGAACCCGTCGCGCAAGGTAGACCGCGGGCAACCACGGTCGGCGGATTCGTCAGGCTGTACGACCCTAAGAAATCTAGGGATTTTAAAGATTATGTTCGCCTAGCCGCTACGGGACATGCGCCAGCTAAGCTGCTGGAGGGGCCATTGGGAATCGCGGTGACTGCCTACCGCTCCACACCGAAGAGCTTCAGCAGGAAAAAGGCAGCGGCAGCGGAGCGAGGCGAAATCCTTCCGGTTTCCAAGCCGGATGCGGACAACTACCTGAAAGGCGTTAAGGATGCGCTGAAGGGAGTGATTTGGAAGGACGACAGCCAGGTGGTGGACGCTTTTGTCCGAAAGCGATACAGCGCCAGGCCGCGCATTGAAATAAAGATCAAGCAACTCCAATAAATCCAAAGGGGATGGGTTCAGGGTGATAAAAGATCATGCAAAGTTTACTGGGGAAATCGCAAAGGGTATTAAAATCGGCGAATCAAGCGTAGAAGTGAAGCTGCTTATCCCGTTGAAGGCTGCACTGCCGCATTTGCTCTTTCTGAGTAGCAACCAAGGCGAGGAAATCAATGTGTTCCTTGGCGATCCGCAAGGAGCTTTTGATTTTGGCGAGGATGAGGATGGCATGTATCAAGCGAGCCCTGGACGTCGCGTTACTACCGACGCTTCAGGTGTCGTTACAAGTATTGGAGAGCGGGAAGGAGACGATCCAAACCAAGCGAACCTGTTCAGTCAGCAGGAAGGTTCAGACAGTGAACAGACTGGTGATGGTGAAGGGGAAGTATCACCAGACAAGATTGAAGGTTCCGAGCAGCAGGAACAGGAGCAAACCGGCGAGGGAGAGCCTGGCGACGCCGGGATGAAGCCGGAATGGCTGGACGGCGAAGGTCAAACCGGCGGTGAGCAGGGCGAGCCTGCCGCAGATGGCCAGGATGGCGAAGGAACCGAAGGCGAAGCTTCCGGAGAATCCGCTTCGGGCGAAGGCGGGGAAGCCGACAACGCCGATCCGGCAGACCATGATAGTCAGGAAGAGGTAAGCAAGGAAGAATTGGATAAATTCATTCTGCAGGAGAGACCAATCTTTCCAGAGATCGAGTATGAGGGCCAGCCGATTCCATTCCCAGACCTGCTTGAAAAACGCTTGAAGGAGAATAAGGTTTGGCGGGAAATTGCGATTGAGAACGGCATGACAAGCGGGCAATTGTCCTCGCGGTACAATGCCTACCGCAAACTGGCGGCCAAGAAAATGCAAGGAGGCGGAGGAGCAGCGTGAGCTGCTTCTTCTCTTACAAAGGAGGGCTCGGAATGTATCTTGATGCATATATGCAGATGCGCTATGAGCAAGCCCGTGGCATGCTGGCCGAAGTGATCCTGGAAAAATCGATTCAGCGGTTTAGAGAGCAACGGCTGCGGAGACTGATCGACCAGGCGCTGGATTGCCGGGATGAAGCGGCGTTTTATCGGTATTCGGCAGAGTTGGCCGGGATTAGAAAGGATTGATTTTTTGTGAAAGGACGTGATGCAGCTTGACCCTTACTGACAATATCCAGTATAAAACAGCCGCCGTACTCTTCGGTGGCATCGGCGGTGAGTCCGCAGGGCTACTGCAGTCTCAGGTCGAATACGGCGGACAACTCTACAAATTCAAATTACTTTGTTCGATTGACAGTGACCCCGTCGCTTGTCGAAATCATGACCTGATCACCGGCGAGCAGACGGCGGTGTGCATGGACCTTTTCCAGCGTTGGCAGTATGAGGCCTGGCATGGTCATCAACCTCCGCCGGATTGGCGGGAAATGACGGCCTGGGATATCTGGCAAGCCTTCAAGGAACAGGTACCCTTCTTCCTATTCTCCAGCCCGCCCTGCAAGGGACTCAGCGGACTGCTGCCGCAGGGGAAGGCCGCTTCTGAGCAATATCAGGCGCTTAACTACCTGACGGTTCATGGACTGGAGCTGGCCCTGCGGGCCTGTGAGGAATACGGCGGCGCCATGCCAGCGGTGATCCAGTTGGAAAACGTGCCTCGGATCAGCTCCCGTGGCAAGTCGCTGCTGCGGAAGATCACGAAGCTTCTTGAGAAATACGGCTACGCGATAAGCATCCGAGCGGATCATAACCTTGGGGAGATCGGTGGCCTCGGCCAAAACCGAGTTCGATTCCTGATTCTCGCCCGGCATGAAGCGCAAATCCCGAACGTGATCTATTACCCTGAGCGGAAGCCGCTGCGCAGCATCGGAGACGTGATCGGACCACTACCGTCGCCGGGGGATACGGAGGCGGGAGGCCCGCTTCACCGGCTGCCGCGGCTCCAATGGAAGACGTGGATGCGGCTTGCACTCATTCCCGCTGGGGGCGACTGGAGGGACCTGAATAAAGTAGATTGGCAGAACCTGCGCGTAGTACACGAGCCACGGCGCGGCGCCTATGAAGTAGCGGACTGGAACGAAACGAGCAGGGCTGTTACCAGTACGGCTGGCCCCGGTCGTAGCAACGGCGTAACTGCGGTCTCGGACCCGCGCCTGCAGATCAACGGCGCGGGCAAGACCAACATCCTACGGATTCAGCCAGTGGACGATCCTTCCGTCTGCGTAACCGGGGCGGCAGGGCCGTATCAAGGCGGCGCCTGCGTCGCAGATCCTACACTTCCGGACCGCCCGGGGCGGCACCCGGCGCAATACCGGATTGTCCGGGCTGATGAGGCGGCGCCGTGCGTGACCGGCAGTCGGCTGGGGAGCGGGGCGATAGCGGTGGCTGACCCGAATGTAAACGGCCGGAATGGTCAGCGGCGTGGAAACGGATATTTGGTCCGTGGCTTCGATGAGCATGCTCTGACGATAACTGGCGAGGACTCACTAGGAAGCGGGGCGCAATCCGTTTCTGACCCGCGGGTAAACACTAAGCTCCATCCGGACTGCTACGGTGTCCAGGATTGGGAAGCGTCGGCGAAGACGGTTCGCTCTGCGAATCGGATCATGCAGGCAGCAGGCAGCATCGCTGATCCCCGTATTCCGGACAGGCCCGGACGATACACGGATAAGTACCGCATGCAGGATATCAAAGATCCGGCGGCGACCGTCACTGGATCTACTGATGTTCAAAGTGGTGCACAGCTCATCGCGGACCCGCGTATCAAGTGCGCGCCGCGGGCGGACAGCTACGGGGTGCAGGACTGGATGGAGCCGGCCAAGACGGTAATAGGCAGCGCCGACATTCATGCCGCAGCGGCTGCTGTCGCTGATCCGCGAATCCCGGCTGATAAAGAGCAGGGCGTATGGATGATCATCGCACAGGATGGAACATGGCACCGCCCGCTAACGACGTATGAGCTGGCCATGCTGCAGAGCTTCCCTCGTTTCCTTCCAGACGGACGCCCATTCCAACTTGAGGGATGCAGCGACGCCAAGGCCCGGGAGTATATCGGCAATGCTGTTCCCCGGGATGCGGCGGAGGCAATGGGTAATGTCATCCTGCTGGCGGCTGCCGAGGCCGAAGCGGGAATCTCCTTCCAGCTCAGTTGGAATCCGGTATGGGTTTCTCCTGACGAAGCACCACGGCCAGCACTGGTGAACTAAGATGGTGGACAAGCATTCCACCGGCGGTGTAGGCTCGCCAACGACCGTCGTTCTCGCTCCCCTTGGGCCTTAGATCGGAGCGTCGTTGGCAGCGATATCCCGGGCCGCCGGTGTGGGTGCCATTCGGACACCGGCCCTTTATTCTATAGTGATTCTTATACCATTAGAAAAGATTAAATACCACCCAAATGTTTTGCCTTAAGTTCCCATTCATCCGGAAGATTCCGATTTTTAATGTCGACACGGATAACCTGTTTACTTTCTTGAATGCATTTAGAAAATTCGTTTCCTGCTGTTTCAATTATTGTAGCAACTAGTGTTTCTGGATCGGTTGATGTGCCTTGAGATTGAAGGATCTCATTAGCTCTTGTTTTTGCCTGTTCTAAGCATTGGCCGATTAACTGACTAGGGTATTCAGTTGTACTGTATTGTATGGTAACTACAGCATAAATCTCTTTTCGGCGTTGTCTCACATAATGGCATGAATAAGGAACTTCTGCTGTTATCTGTGATCCAGTAATAGGATTTCTTCCAATCACTTTCGTTTCAGGACAATTTTCATACTTATACTCAGGCAGCATGTTAAATGTAATGATTGAATATTCCTCTGTGTACTGCGGGCCGCTCCATAAACCTCCACGGTAATGATTGGGGAATGTAGTTAACGGATAAAAGTTCCTGTGAGTATAAAAATATAAGTCATTATAGTAAAGTTTCACTTATTAATAAGCTCCCTTCAACTAAGAATTTGTTACAGTATATGTGCCTATTTTGACTCCGTACCAATAATTCACAGACGGCATTACAAATTACGGTATCCATTCCGTTGATGACCTTCTGACTGCAGCAATAATCGCGACAGCCGTTTTGACGGAATGCTGATCGGTGGGAGAGGACTAGCAGAGTGGTATGCCTGTCCTTTTTAACGGAGAGGCCGGAGCGACTATGGCCATCAATCTGAAAGAGGGTAAGTTCGGAGATTTCCCTTTTCGGGAGGAAAGCTTGGGAGTTGGCGAACGTTCAGATACTGCCGGAGCCGGTCCCGGCGAAGGGTCAATTCAGCCTCTGGAACTGGAAATGAGGGCAACCATGAACGGAGACTACCGGACTGTTAAATGCAGCACTTGGTCGCCGGGGCAGATCACCGAACACTTACGTCGAATTAGAGCGGATAAGCCACAGGTGCCGTCTCAGAAGTTCAACAGCATCACGCCGCCCCAGCAGGTACAAGGCAGCAGGCATTATTCCCGTCGCGGCGGTGAGTGGTAAATAACATGCAAAGACCCCCATAACCTGGCCGGGCGCGGGGGTCCAATCTCTTACCTTCATTCGAATTATACCACGAGTGAGGGGATTAACATGGGGAAAAGCGATAAATTAGCAATACAACTGGCTTTTGACATCCTCCCGATCGACGAAACAGAGACCCGTCGCAGGGTAGAGGAATATTTGGAAACGGTCCGCGTGTACCGGCAGATCGGCTTCGTGCGGCGCCAGGCGGCGCTCACGGCCAGTCCGGAGCCGCGGTATCATGGGTCTACTAATGCGATCAGCCGGCAGACGGAGAATATAGCGATATGGAACACCGATAGAGCGGCGGCGCTCGAGCAGCAGTCCAAGTTGCTGGATTTGGCAATGGGGAGGCTGAAGAAAGCTGAAAAGGAGATCATTCAACGGCGGTACCTGGATTATGAGGATGAGTATGATTCGATTCTGTGTGGAGAACTCGGGATGAGTGAACGTAAGTATCGGCGGGTGAAGTCGAGGGCGATATATGTGCTGGCGTGTGCGTTAGGACTAGAAATATTAATTGAGGATCAGCTATGCTGACCTCTTTTTTGTGAAAAAATAGGTTGTACCTAGAGGTTAGTTTTTTTATAGTGGTCGAAGTGATAAATATTCCAAAGGGAGCTAAACAGATGAAGGGGTTTGAAGCTTTTTATAAAAGCAACGAGGGACTTAAAGAAATATGGGAACGTTCAATTTTTGTATTTGATGCAAATGTATTACTTAATTTATATAGATATACTGAAGAAACCGCAAATGATTTGTTGAATATTTTGAAAAATATGGATGATCAGATATGGTTACCTCACCAAGCAGCGATGGAGTATCACTTTAATAGGGAAACTGTTATTCTTTCTCAAATTGAGTCTTATAATGAAATCAAAAGTGTATTTAGCAAACATGCAGGGACATTTAAAAATGAACTGAACGCTAAACTAAGTACTTATAAAAAGAAACATCCAAAAGTGAATGTTGAAGAATTATTAGAAATGATTAATAAAACTTTAAATGAAATCAATGAAATAATTGAGGAAAAGCAAGAAGTGCATCCAAAGGATCTTCTAAGGGAAGATCCTTATCTTAAAGATATAACTGCAGTATTTGGTAGTAACGTGGGTGAATGTCTTTATGATCAGTTAAAATTAAACTCTATACATAAAGAAGGTGAAAGTCGTTATTCCCATCAGATCCCACCTGGTTACAAAGATCTTGAGGGTAAAAAGGGTCAGGTTAGGTATTGGGATGGATTATTGTATAAAGGTGAATTTGGTGATCTTATAGTATGGAACCAAATTATTGATAAAGCAAATCAAGAAAAAAAATCAATAATTTTTGTTACTGATGATGAGAAGGAAGACTGGTGGAACATTGTTAAAGGTAAGACGCTTGGGCCTAGGATCGAACTAATTAATGAATTTAATAATAAAACAAATCAAGATTTCTATATGTATAAAACATATAGGTTTATGGAAATAGCAAAGGAACTTAAAGATAACATTGTAAGCTCAGAATCAATTAAAGAAGCGAAAGACTTGAAATATAGCGGATCTGGGAGATTCCTTGAACTTGCCGAAGAGCATTTGAAAAAACGATATCCTGATTACTCTCAAAACAATATGAATATATTCAAAATACTTAATGAAACGTATGATTCTAAGATTCGAAATACTCTCTATATAGTCGAAGCGATTGCCCTAGCAGAAATGGATGAAAACGACATAAGAGTATCCGTGTGGGGATCTGATATCGGAGAGCACTTGATTGATATATATACGATATATAGTCATGTGGAAATTGGAGAAATATATGATTTCAATATGTTTCTAGATAAGTTTCTGAGTATTGATGAAATAGTTAAATTATTAAATGCTAATAACAATCTCTTCAAAGTTAAAAAAGTTAAATCCTCAAATGTGTGACCGGATTTTGACCGAGTTTTGGCCGCACAATGGCCGTTCATTAGGGTTTCAGCATGTTATATTTGTATTGTGGAAATCAGGCGAGAGTGACACGCACGGCCGCAGCAGCGGCGCTTAACCGGGGCGTACCTCCTCTTGCCTTTTATATTGTTGAAAGAGTGAGCAATCCAGAGAGTAATTGAGATTTCGGGGAGTATATCGCCTGTGATCTTGTTTGGTGACTTTGACTCCAATTTCAACCGCTCTGTAAAATGGTCTTGTTCTTCCTCTCTTGTTACAAAGTGCAGATGCTTTTATAGCAAAGAGCGTAGCGCATTTGCTGCGGGCGCAAAGCGAACGCCTTCTTTTTATCATTACAGGAATTTTATTCCTCTTGTCGAATATTAGCGGCAGGAGGTGTTTTATGGATTTACATTTGGAGGAGAGTTTGGGCCAGCCATTGAGAGAGATGGCCGTGTTGGTTGCTCAATCATTGGGGATTTATCTTGTCCTACCAATGTTGGTGGCTGTCATTATTCTTAGAGTTTTGCGTGTAAGAGGCCAGGCGTTTAGATTTTTTCTGGCATTATCGGCAATTGTCGGTATCTTTTTGTTTTTACAATTCGGAGTCGATCAGTTCGGATTGAAAATTCAGCAAAGCATTTCTCAATAGTACATACGTACATACCATTTAAGTCGCTCATTTCGAGCGGCTTTTTTCTATTGGGGGAATCATTATGAAGAGAAAGCAGCAGAGGTTTAAAGACCCGCCACGGCAGCCGTCAAAGTGTAAGGACTGTATATGGGGTCGCTGGGAAGGATCGGCACAGTTTTGTGGCAGGCCCGTTTGCCAGAAGGGAAAAACTTCCTGACGTCGAAGTATGGTGTCGAAGGAGGTGATTGAAATGTTGGAAGAACTTATAGCTGAAGGGTTAGCAATAACACCTAAAGTAGAGGGACTTGTAGGAAATTCTACCGTTCCTCTTGAAGTTGAAGCATGGGCATCCCAAGCAGTGACGTATCTGGAAAAAGAATTTAAGGGGCACACCGTAACTTCAGAGGCACAGGTCGCCTACAAAAGTCTGAGAGTCAACACAGGGGCAAAACATCGACAGATTCTAGGAGCCTTGATGGGAGTAAAGCCAATTCACGACAAGCAGAATAGCTTTGCTAAAAAGATTGCAGATCTCAATAAATAAATTATGTTTTGAAGAGCACCTTCGGGTGCTTTTTTCATGCCTAAGAATAGCCTTCTGTCAGCCGTTCTCAGGCTTATTGTGTGGGAACGTCCGTTTGCAGGGATAGAGCCGGGGAAAGGCAATGCGGGCCGATTCCGCCGGCCTGCCGCTGTATTTTTGCCAGCCCCAAGATGAAAAACCAACTTAACTCAAAGGAGGCTTATTTCTTGCGGTTAATATACTTGCAAGTGGCATGGTTTGGTGGGATTACAAATTCTTGCTTGATCTAATCCTTTCATCGTCAGATACTGGATAAGGTATTTGAATTTGATGCGGGAGATGAAATGATGGTCAAGGAGCAAACAAAAGAGACATGGTCCCTCAGCAAGATTATTTGGTTTGTAGTTATTTTATGGGTGCTGTTAGGAACTGTTGCATATTTTTTAAGTGATAATTGGGTAAATAGAGGAACATTCGGCGATATGTTCGGATCAATAAATGCGCTTGTATCCGCTCTTGCTTTTGCGGGTTTGCTTTATACAATACATTTGCAAAGAGAAGACCTGAGCATACAAAGAAAATCATTTGATAATCAACTTAAAGAATTGCAACATCAAGTTGAAAATACAAAAAAACAACTTGAAATAACAAAATATCAATCATATCAAGAAACCCTAAAGTATTTATTCGAAGTGAAAGCCAAAGCAATCGAGAACATTAAATATTACAAGTGGGATGAAGAAATTCGTCAACTTAAAGTTGAACGGTCTGGCAATGATTTTTTAGATTTATTTAATAGACTTGAAGAATCAGAGATAGGCAAATTTGACAGAGAAAAATATAATTTGCCTAGATATTTTCAAATTTATAAGAATATACTTCAATTCATTATTGAAGCAGATGTGAGCCATGAACAAAGAAAAAATCTTCAGGATATATTGAATATTGAAATTTCGGATTCTGAAGTGTGTTTACTATATGTTCTCAATTCGAACGATCAACATATGATGATGTTAATGGCAAGTAACGGGTTACATGATCGTTATAAAACAATTTTGGAAACAAGTAAGTAAAAGTACCCGGCACCTTCGGGTGCTTTTTCTTTTGGAAAGGAGCATTCACGTGGATATACGAACGATACCGATCAAGCAGATTAACGCCGCCGCCTACAACCCGCGCATCGATCTTCAGCCAGGCGATCTGGAGTATGAGAAGCTCCGCCGTAGCCTGGACGAATTCGGGTACGTTGACCCCATCGTCTGGAACGAGCAAACCGGCAACATGGTCGGTGGCCACCAGCGGTATAAGGTACTGGTGAACGAGCAGGGGCAGACGGAGTTGGCCGTATCCGTCGTCAATCTGGACCCGGAACGGGAGCGGCTGCTTAATCTGGCGCTGAACAAAGTTGCTGGCCGCTGGGACGACGAAGCACTGGCGCGGCTACTGGGTGAGCTGCAGCAAGGCAGTCTGGACATATCGTTGTCCGGCTTTGATGCGGATGAGATTGATGAGCTGATTTCCGAGTTCACGGAGCCGCCGGCGGATCAGCTTGGCGACTTCCAAAACCGGGAACTGGATGTGGCAGACTTCGACGAGTCCCGTTTTGACTGCAAATGCCCGCGTTGCGGCTTCGTCTTTGATCAGCCGGGAGCGGATGCGTCATGAAACGGCCCGCTTGGGATTGGCGTCTAACCGATTTGGCGGACGTACCGCAGCATGGCCGGACGGTGTTCTCCTGCTTCTCCTGCGGCGGCGGCTCCACGATGGGGTACAAGCTGGCCGGATACACGGTGCTCGGTAATGTGGAAATCGATCCGCAGATGATGCGTATTTACCAGCGCAATCATAATCCGCGCTTCCCGTTCCTGATGCCGATCCAGGACTTCAAGTCAATTCCAGATGCGGAGCTGCCGCCGGAATTGTATGACCTTGACATCTTGGACGGATCGCCGCCGTGCAGCGTGTTCTCGACGGCGGGTGACAGGGAGGATAAATGGGGCGGGGAGTATGCTTTCCGTGAGGGGCAAGCGGTGCAGCGGCTGGATGACTTGTTTTTCGATTTTCTGGACGTTGCCGCGAAGCTCCGGCCCCGGGTCGTCGTCGCCGAGAACGTGCGCGGGATGATGATCGGCAAAGCCCGCGGATTCGTCAGCTTGGTGCTGTCCCGCTTCCGAGAGCTCGGGTATAGGCCGCAGCTCTTTCTTCTTAATTCAGCCACGATGGGTGTTCCTCAAAAGCGGGAGCGCCTTTTCTTTATCGCGGCGAGGGAAGATCAGCCATTCCCGCCGCTTCGGTTGAAGTTCAACGAGCCGCCGGTGCTGTACGGTGAAATCAGAAGCGGAGAAGGCCCGCCGATCAATTCCAGCAGCAAGACATATCAACGCTGGCAGAAGCGGCGTCCGCAGGATCTGAACATAGGTGATGTAACGGAGCGGGAAGAGGGCAAAATAAGCAACTTCAACACGATTCTACTGAAAGATCAGAAGGTTGCGAATACGCTGGCCAGTTCCTCCGTCTTCCTGCGGACGGATCAGCCGCGGCACATCAGCAATACGGATGCAATCCGCATTCAGACCTTCCCAGCGGATTATGATTTCATGGACGCCAATGTGCAGTATGTATGCGGCATGAGTGTCCCGCCGCTAATGATGCGGCGAATAGCCGAGCAGATTAATGTTCAATGGTTTGGAGGGAATGCAAGTAAGAGTAAAGACGACACCAACCAAGCAAATTAGGTGCACTGGTTGGAACCCGAATTGAAATGGATACTCTTGTTGAGCTAACTGGCAGGATAATGGAGTAATAAACCACCGTATTATGGTAATATTGGATTATTCACATTGGAGGTGAGTTAACCATTATAAACGGGCAGAGGTGGGGAGTCATGAGAAGATCATTCTTAATAGCTGGATCAACTTTCTTATTATCCGGAACTTTACTATTTGGTATGGTATATTTGGCAATTGCAAACTATGTTCCACAAATGGCGGGATGGAGCGATCCTCCTGGAAAATTCTCATTGGCTTTGGATGAAACGATGCTGAGAGTACCCTATATAATAAGCATTTTGTTCATGGTTATTGGTATTATATTGTTTGCAGTTGCTATTTATAAGGATTTAACGAATAAGAATTTAGAAACACATGGAACGACTACATCAAGAACTTAATAATTGGCGAATGAACGTTGCGCTAACGGGAAACGATTGTTCAGAATCAACCACCTAAGCTAATAGGTGGTTTTTCTTCTGCCTAAAGATCAACATTCATGATAACCAAGCAAAATTAAAAGGAGGACGCGTCAACGTCCTCCCAACCGACCAGGGTATCCCCCGGCTGAGACAGCGGCGCGCCACGCGTGGCATTCTCAGACATCCGCTGTCTCGCATTCCAGTATAAGGGGAAGCCGAGGGGAACACAATGGGAACACAAGATGAAAATTTATTGTTGCAATACGAGCTTGAAATCATGGCTGGCATTCTGGAAAGCAAGGCGCAATACCGCAAGATCGTTAAGGCCGGCATAGCCAAGTGGGTCAAGGACTTTCAGGATGGCCGGATTGAAATCAAGACAGTGGACGACCTGAAGAAATTGATAGAGATTGATATTGAGTTGCAGAAGGAAGAATTTTAATCTTCTTTTTGAAACTTCTTTAAAGTTTTTATAGCGGTAAGGTGTTTTTTTATGATTTTTTGTCGTTGATGTCTCTCGAGATAATATAGTGTTGTAATTGCGAATAGGACAGCAGAAAATTGAAATAAAAGGGTGTAGTTTTGAGAAATAACTTTGAATACATCCAGAGCTTCTTCTGTTCTTTTCATTAATTCATTTTCTGGAATTTTATCTTTCATCAGATTTATAGCGCTAATGTTAAGAGTGGCTAGTCCTCCCATCATAGTTAAAGATAGACCTAAGAATATCTTAAGAGAGTAGTCGGAAAATTTTTCGAGAAAAGTAGAGTCTTCTTCTAAAAGTTCAATTTCTGATTCGATCAAACCAAGTTCTTCTACTGGAGTTATTTTGTAGCTTAACACTAAGAGCCTAAAATTAGTTTTTACAACAGAGGTAGGAATATTTGTTGAACAAATTTCTGTGAGTTTTTTGATGAACAAGAAATGTTTTGCCCAGATAAAAATAGCACAAAGAATGATAAATGATGCACTCCACCAGACGCTCATAGTTCCTCCATAAATGAATGTAATTACAAATGAATATCGGTAAAAAATAGATTTTTGTTAGTTCGGGGGTGGTGGAATGTAACATGGCGAGAGAACGCAGTCCCGAGCGGGACAAGGCAAAGCAGATGTGGCTGGAGAGCAGCGGGACGATGAAGCTTAAAGACATCGCCGCTGCTCTTTCTATTCCAGATAGCAAAGTCCGAAAGTGGAAGGCGCTGGACGGCTGGGAAGCTGATCTCAAAGGGAGCGCTCCACCTGACAGCAAAGGGAGCGCTCCACGTCGCGGCGCTCCCAAAGGGAACAAGAACGCTGTCGGTAACCGCGGCGGCGCTCCCCCGGGAAACCAGAATGCGAAGGGCAACCGGGGCGGACCCGGTGGGCCGGAAGGAAATAAGAAGGCGGTCACCACCGGCGAGCACGAAACAATTTGGTTTGATACGCTGACGGATGACGAGTTGCAACTGGTGGACCAGATCGACACGGACCCGCTTGTCCAGGCAGAGGAAGCCATTGCGCTACTGACTATACGGGAGCGGCGAATGATGCAGCGTATCAAGCGTCTTATGGACGGCCTAACGGAGAAAGAGCGCAGTGTCCTCTATGAGCTAAAAACCACGAAAGACATCGGCGTCGTTCATGATGAGAAGACAGGACTCACGAAAAAGGTTCCCATCTCTCGGGATGAACTGGTCAAATCTAAGGTGGAAGTTAGCTCGGTCCGCATCATGGACGATATTCTTAAGCGGGAGGAAGCTTTGACCCGTGTCCAGGCGCAGAAGCTGCGTGCCATCGGGACGAAGAACCGGATTGTGGACGCGGAGAAGGCAGCCCGGACGGCCATCCTGCAAATTGAGCTTCAGCAGCTCCAAGGTGGCGCAGGTGCAACGCAAAGCTGGACAGATGCGCTGAAAGAGATTGCGGAGCGAAGGAAGAGGTTGCGTGAGACCGAGGTGACCCAGCATGAGTAAGCCGTATAACGTTGTCTCCGATTTGGCGCAGCTCCTCGACTTGTATTGGGATGACCCCGCTGCCTTTGGCGAGGACATGCTGGGATTCGATCCAGATGACTGGCAGCGGGCAGCTATGTCCGATGTGGCCAACTATCCAAGGACCAGCATTCGATCCGGCCAAGGGGTGGGGAAGACGGCCTTCGAAGCGGTGCTTGTGGTGTGGTTCCTCTGCTGCCGACCGAATGCGAGGGTAGTCTGTACGGCTCCGACCAAACAGCAGCTAAACGATGTACTTTGGGCTGAGGTGGCCAAGTGGCTGGAGTCGTCGATGGTTAAAAACCTCTTCAAATGGACCAAGACGAAGGTTTACATGATCGGCCATGAAGAGCGTTGGTTTGCGACCGCTCGGACGGCCACGAAACCGGAGAACATGCAAGGTTTCCACGAGGATTACATGTTATTCGTGGTGGACGAAGCATCCGGTGTATCAGACCCGATCATGGAAGCCATTTTAGGTACATTGTCAGGGCCCGAAAACAAATTACTGATGTGCGGTAACCCAACTCGAACGAGCGGGGTTTTTTATGATTCGCATAATCGTGACCGGTCCCGGTTCCAGACGCATAAAGTTGACAGTCGGGACAGCAAACGTACAAGCCGTGAGAACATTCAGATGATGATCGAGAAATACGGAGCCGAAAGTGACGTTGTTCGTGTTCGGGTGTATGGAGAGTTTCCGAAAGCCGAGGCCGACGCCTTCATTGCGCTCGAGTTGGCTGAGCTGGCAGCCAGCTCGACGGTGCAGGCCAGCGGCGACACGCTGCACATGGGCGTTGACGTCGCGCGATTTGGCGACGACGAAACGGTCATAGCGCCAAGGATCGGAATGAAGGTCATGCCTTTGCTCTGCTACAACAAGCAGGATACGATGGCGACTGTGGGCCGCGTCATTGCAGCGGGGAAGGGGCTGCTGTCCGGTGATTCTCACTTGCGCTTTGTAGAGATCAAAGTGGACGACAGCGGCGTCGGCGGCGGAGTGACGGATCGGTTGAATGAGGTCATCATTGAAGAACGTCTGACCGGCTGGCGCGTTATTCCGGTTAACAACGGCAGCAAGCCGACGGAGGACGAGCAGGAACACTACGAGAACCGTGGCACTGAATACTGGGCAACCATGCGAGACTTGTTGCAGGAAGCATTTTCAAAGCATCTTCAGGGAGAACCTGTCGGAATTGAGCTCCCGGCGGATGACCAGCTCATTATGCAACTGACGCAGCGCAAATACCGCATGACCAGTAAAGGCCGTCTTGCTCTGGAGAGGAAAGAGGATATGAAGAAACGCGGTCTTGATTCCCCTGACCGAGCTGATGCTGTTATATTGTCCTTCGTTACTGAACCTGAAATGCAATACTCCAGTGAGCGGGCAACTGGCTGGTAGAAAGGAGATGATCTATTTTGACCATCATTTACAGCAAGCGCCGCTTCCCGCCGCCGCCATACGATGCCGAGGTCGAGGACATGTACTATTACCGGCTGCTGTACGACGGCGATCATGATTTGATCTTCCCGAGGGCCCGCAGCATCCAGACGACCGAGCGGATCATCCGGCGGTCGCGCCCCGGATTTTATCGTCGCGGCCAGAAGGCGGAGATCAAAATCACGACCGAGCATCAATACGTCGTCGTCAATTTTGCCAGCCTCGTCGCCGAAGTGCCGGCGGATCTGATCAACCGAGCGCTCGGCAATGTCTCGGCTGACGTGGAGCAGGGGCCGGAGTTGGACTTTGTCTCCGGCGTTGTGGATTCGTCAAAGCCAAACAGTAAGATATGGTCTGCCGTCATCCAGCACCAGGTCGACGGTCTGATAGCGTACCGTATCCGGCGGGACGGCGGCGGCAAGGTCTGGTTCGAGTGGCTGCTGGGCGATCAGTTCTTTCCCCATAAAAATGGCCGTGGTGCGGATCTGGCATGGGTAGAAGAATGGGACGACGGACGGGGCGGGAAGAGCCGCTTCCTGCGAGTTGAGCGTCAGGAGCTGAGCGGGGATGACCTAACGATCCAACAGATTGTGTTCAAAATGGACAGCGACAACGTTGGCGACCAGGTCGATACGCAGCAGTACGCTGCCGATCATGGGATCGACATTCCTGATGATGCGGAGCTTCCGGGCATTGGCGAGCTTCTTTGCGGGTATGTGACGAATGACGAGACGCTCCGGCATCCACGCGGGCGGTCAGCGCTAAGGAATATCGACACGATTCAAGAGGAGATCAACTGGACAATCACACGAGATTCCATCGTGTTTGAAAAGCACGGGAAACCGAAGTTGGCGATCCCGCGCGGGCTATGGGATACGGTCGCGCAGTCCAATCAGGCGAATTACGGTGCCCGCTTCGTCCGGAATGCGGACTTGGAAGTGGTCAGCTACAACGAGAACAATGGTGCTGTGCCGCTGTACATCACCTGGGATGCCAAAACGGAACAGTCCTTTTCTCACGTCGAGCGACTGATCCGGTACATGCTGGCCGTGTCCAAAACATCCGTCCAGGCGGCCGGGCTGGAGGATGCCAAAGGAGACACGGGCATCGCGCTGCTGTACCTCTGGATTCAGTCAGTAATAAAAGCCGAAGCAATTAAGGATAAATTCGACGGCGCCATCAAAGACGCCATCCGGAAGTGTATGCTGCTCGAAAACGCGCTCGGCTCTGGCGGGCTCAAGCCGGTGAACCCCGTCATTGAATGGGGTGACATGCTTCCGAAGGCGGAGAGCGAACGCGACACCGAAGAGGCCGACAAATACGACAAGGGCGTGCAGTCCCTGGAGACCACGGTCAGACGCCTGCATCCTGACTGGTCTGAGGATGCCATCTCCGCCGAGATCCAGAAGATTTCAGACGAGAAGGCGGTCGACAGTTTGAACCCGACATACAACCAACCGCCACGGGTGACGGTGTAGGATGGCGGCCCCGGATGAAATCATTGCGCTGTACATCGCTGCTGACGAGCGGCTTCGTCGCCTGATCCAAGATTTTGAGTCAGGCAGCCTTACCGCCCGCCGGCAAAGGGAGCTGGAGCAGCAGATCGACGCAATCATCGCCGAGTTGACGGGTGAGTCCGGACAACGGATTGCTGAACTGATTGGCGAGCAGTACCGTGCTGGCGCCATGGCGGTCGTGGAGCAACTGGCCGCGGCTAAGGTAACGGCGGAGTTGATCAACGACTCGCTTGAACCGATCATTCACCAGCAGGCGGCGCAGGCGATCATGGATGAAGCCTTTTATTCCATCCTTGAAGCATCTGAGCACATGAGCGCGGACGCCAAGCGGCGCATCCGGGACATCGTGCAGGCTGCGAACCAGCGGTCGCTTGTGGATGGCGTCAGCCGGCGGAAGGCGACGAAGCAGTCGGTGGCGGAAGCTTCCGCCCGGGGAATCACCGGCATGGTCGCCAAGAACGGCGCGCGTATCCCAACTGAGAAGTATATGGCCAGCGTGATCCAGTTTCACCAGCGTAAGGCGCATGTCACCGGAGTTGAGCAAATGGCAATCCAGAACGACCGCGATCTGCTGTACGTCAATTTCGTCGGCATCACCTGCCCACTCTGCGCCAAGTATCAGGGCCGGGTGTACAGCATCAGTGGGAATGACCAGCGCTTCCCGAGACTGGAGAGGCGCCCTCCGTATCACGGCCATTGCGTGCATTCAACGTCCGTTTGGGTGGAGGAGTACACGCCGGCGGCGGAGATCGAGCAGGCCATCAAGGACAGCAATCGGCCGTTTGTCGATAACCGGATCGAGGACAATATCCAGCGTTATGAGCAACTGCAGAAGGAGAAATCCCGAAAGAACGAAACCCGCAAGCAGTGGATACGGTACAAGGCCGTTCTGCCGAACGACATGCCGAGCTTGAAGCAGTTCGCCAGCCATAAGGTTCGCGGCACGAAGAAGTATGCGGATCTGCAGGAGCTTTACCGTAAGGTGAACATTGAGATTAAGAAGCAGGGAGGCTGACGATGTGGAAATGAGAATGAAAGCAAGGAATTCAAGGGCAAGAAAGCCGGTATTCAGATTGGTGCAATTCTTGACCGGCATCCACCGGGTCTATCATGATCGGTGGTCTTACGGATGGAAGTTGCCTTTCACGCAACTCGGCTACTTTCCTATGCGAATCTTCGGCCGCCGTCATGGCCTGAAGCGAATGAAAGGCCATGGTCTGGATTACCATGACTGCACGGTTACTGGGGTTTATTAGGGGGAGTGGTCATGGATGAAATTAAGGAGCGCCGGGACCGCAGGGAAGGCAAGGTCACGCCGATGGCGTGCGCGGAAAGCTTGCTTCAGGCGGCGGAGCAGGGCCGGATTGAGGCGTTCGTCGCCGTGGTAAAGCTGGCCGACGGAACGCTTCAAACGGTCTGGAGCCACATCCGAAGCACGGAGGTGCTCGGCCTGTTGGAATGCGGGAGGGACGATGTGATGCAAACCATGAAAAAATGATGTCGGTCGCTCAAACGAGCGGCTTTTTCTTTTGTCCAAACCGTGGCATGACTTTAAACTGCCTATCGAGGACGCCTACCCAGGCATAAAACAGGAGGTTATTAACCGTGTATCCATATATCGTAAGTCGTTTCCGTTACCGTTTGGATCTTCAACTCTTTGCCGCTGATAGCGGTGGAGGTGAAGGCGGCGGTGGAGGGGGAGAGGGAGGCAGCGGCGGTTCCGGCGGGGAAGGCGGCGCCGGTGGTGAGGGAACCGATAAGAAGTTTTCTCAGGCCGAGCTTGACGCTAAGATTCAGTCCCGCGTCTCCCGTGCCGAGAAAGCCGCTCAAACCGCTCTGGCCAAAGAGTTGGGCTTTGACTCGGTCGAGGCCATGCAGGCAGCCCTGAAGCAGAAAGGCAAGGACAAGGAAGACGGGAAACTTGATCCCGCGGAAGTCGACCGGCTGGTCGACGAGAAGATCAAGGCGCGCGAGAAGGAGCAGAACGATAAGATCTTCCAGCGCTTGCTTAACGCCGAGGTAAAGGTACTGGCGAACGAACTCGGGTTTGCCGATTGGGAGGATGCGCTTGCGCTCGCCGACCTGTCCGCTGCCAAGGAGGACGACAAAGGCAATGTGACCGGCGTTAAGGTGGCCCTCGAAGCACTGGCCAAGAAGAAGCCACATCTGCTGAAGGCCAAGCAGGGCAGCGGCCGGATCGGCGCTGAAATCACCGGCGGAACATCGGAGGATAAGCAGAAGCGCCACGAAGCTATTGCTAACCTGGCCAAGAACCGCGGGGCTGCCGGCGGCGGACAAACCGTCTACGACCCGTGGAAACGAAATTAAGGAGGAATGAACAGTGAACCTTCAACCAAGACAACGTGTTACAGTGCAGGACGAATATGAAATTCTTGCATCGTTTGAAGTGATCCGCGAGGTAACGAACGGAATCACAATCGACTCCGCAGCCATCACGGCCGACGGTAACGGCGACAAGATCATTAAAAAGGGCATGCCGATGGCGAAGCTGATTGCGTCCGGGAAATATGTTCCTTATAACGACGCGGGTGCTGATGGCAGCCAGAACCCGACGGTCATCTTGAAGCGGACCGTTAATGTGAAGGACGGCGATCATGTAGTCGGCGGCTACGAAGTCGCCAAGGTCATTTCCGCCCGTATCCCTGTCACCGTCGACGATACCCTGCGCGGAAAAATGCCGAATATCGTATTTGCATAATCCCACTCTATATTGAAAGGACTGAACTTAATTCATGAGCACGAGCCAATATCGCTACAAACTTGACCTGCAACTTTTCGCTGCCGGAGATCCCATCGACCTTACCTTGGAAGAAGCGCTGACCGGGGAGGACTTGCTGATCTACTCCCGCAATCTCTCGATACCGAACGACTATCTTCACCCGGTGCTGTTTCCTCCCCGAGAAACGACTGAATTGACGGTCGATGTCATTAAAAACAGCGGCTCCCGGCTGCCCGTAATGGCGCAGATCGCCGAGCTCGGGACTGAAGTCGAGTACGGTTCCCGTGAAGGACTGTCCGGCGACCGTGTGACCATCCCGAAGATTCAGCGGGGCCGTTATATGGACGAGAAGCTTGTCCGAATGGCACTGATGGCCTCGCAAAGCTTCGGACTGCGGGATGCCGAGCGCAACCAGCTCCGTCAGGAGCAGCTTAACGATGCTCAGTATGCCGTTGACGCTATCCAAGCCCGCCGGGAGTGGATCGCCCTGACCAGTGTTTGGAGCGGTGGCGTGAACTACGTCGAGGGAGACGTCCGGGTCGTGGTCGATTACGGCTACACCACCGAGCAAAAGCCGGTGCTGTCCGGTACCGACAAATGGGATGATGTCGTAAACTCCACGCCGCTGGATGACATTCAGACTTGGGTCGATGCATGGAGATCGAAAGGTATCCGGCTTGCACGCGCCATGACCTCGCAGAAGGTTATTACACTGCTCCGCCGGAATCTGTCCATCCGGAAATACTACCACGGCGATCCGAGTGGCAGCGCCCAGCCGCCGGCTCTGACCCGTGGGCAATTGCAGTCGGTATTCGACGAGCTCGATTTTCCGGTACTGGTTGCCTATGATACGCAGGCCCGGACGGAAGACCGCGCACTCACTGGTGGTAAGCTTACCTTTACAACGGTCCGTATGATGCCGGAAAACCGTTTTGTGCTTCTGCCAGACGGTCCACTCGGCAACTACCTGTGGGCCAAGACGACGGAGGAGATGATGTCCGAGATCGACGCGGTGCAGACCGGCGATATGGGAATTTACGTCTTCCGCGATGTGACCAAGAATCCGATTCGCCTGCGGACTGCTGGTGTCGCGCTGTCTTTCCCGGTATTTGCATGGGCCGATTCGGTTGTTTCCGCGACCGTAATTTAAGGAGCTCTTTAGTGGGCTCCTTTTTTTATTCTAAGGAGAAAGGGTGATTGAAGTGGACTTGAAACTGACGGGAGTCGTGAAGCAGGGCGGTAAATGGCGCAAGCCTGGCGACGTCATCCGGAAGGTGGACGACGAGATCGCACAGGAACTGATTGCCGCTTGCGTTGCCGAGGAGACCGAAGCTGGTACGGATGACGATGCTGAACTGAAGGGACTCCGTGAGCGGGCGAAGGCGCTTGGTGTGTCGAATGCCGGGCGCCTGGGCGAAGCCAAGCTGAAGGAAAGCATCACGGAAAGGGAAACAGAGTTGGAGAAGCTTCGTACAGAAGTTACTGAACTCGGCATCGAGGGCGCAAACAGTAAGACGTTCGAAGAATTGATTACGGATATCGCCAACGCTAAAAAGAAGTAGGTGATAGCTATGCCAACAACGGAGGAAGTAGCCGTTTGGATCGCTGCGAATGTGCTGGACACGGAGGCGTGGAACAAGAAGCCGGAGAAGCAGCCGCTTGCTGTCACGCAGGCAGAGAGAAACCTTTCCCGGTGGTATCCGGCGGTTGAACTGACGGTCGAGGTCGTCTCCCTTCAAGCAATTTGGGAGATGCAGGGACTTGACCCCGCGCTGAAATTCCAGCGGCACGCCGTTAAGTCGCTGAACGACAACGGTGAGGGTATCACCTACAGCGGGATTCGCGACGTCGTGGCGCCGGAAGTGCGCGAGCTGCTCGGAAAACCAGCTTTCGAGCTGGCCGAAGAAGCTGAGGACGCCCCCGGCCCGCAGTATGGAGGGTTCTTGATATGAGTCTCTTTGGATACCCTGCGACAGCCCAACATTATCACCCTGGCGTCGATGAATGGGGCCGGCCGCTTTCGGCGGAGCCCGTCGAAAAGGCGGCCAAGGTTGTCGAGGAGCAAAGGCTAATCCGGAACGCCCAAGGTGAAGAGATCACCGTCGCTTACACCGTGTTCCTCGAGGGCGTGAATGCTGTTGGCTTCGACGATTGGTTAATATACACGAATGCCATTGGCACGGAGGTCCGCATCGATGTCCGGCATTACGAGATCAGGAAGTATCTCGGCACGGACGAAGTGAAGGAAGTGGTCATCTATGGGTAGCCGCGGTCAATTCTCCGTAGAATTGACCGGGCTTGAAGAGATCATTTCCCACCTGGACGATCTGGAGAAGGATTTGGATCGTCGGATTGATGCCGTATTGACCAAGCTGGCTATGAAGATCATTCATGACGCCAAGCGGCTCGCCCCGATCGATACAGGCGATCTGGAAGCGGCACTGGTCGTCAGCAATGTTAAACAGCAGTTGACTGAGCGGTACATCGAATTCGGGACAAGCCCGGAGGTCGACTCATACGCCGTTGTGCAGCATGAGGGCTTCCGAAAGACGGCCAGCGGCGCTCTTGTCCAATTAACCCCGGGTGAGAAAACCCGGAGCAAAGGTCAATACAACGGCTATACGCCCGGAAAAAAGTATCTAGAGCATGCGATCAAGATGAATGAGCAGCTCATCCGTTCGGAGCTGCCCAAGATTCTGGAGGGATGAACCATACTTGCAAGCGATCTGATAAGCTACCTGACGGCATCCGGTTATACGGTATACCCAGACGCCAATTACATTCCGGCCGATCTGCCAGAGGCGAAGCTGCCGTGCCTCTTTGTCCAGGACTCAGGCGGTTATGCCCCGGGAGATTACGTCCCGACAGAGCGCCCGACGTATCAAATTATCATCAAAGGAAAGTCATATAAGACCAACCCGGCAAATATGGCCGCTACTGAAGGTGTTGCTAAAGGGCTGGTCCGCATGCTGCATCGGCGCGTGAATTACGAGGCGGGCAGTACACATGTCTTTTCCAGCACTGCCGACCAACAGCCAATTTATCTCGGCCTTGACGCCATGGACAGGCCGATGTATTCCACGAATTTTATATTTTACGTTAAGGAGGCAACAACCACATGAGTGACGTGAACAATATCTTTGCTGGTCCTGGTATTTTCATTTGGGGTATCGAAGCAGACGGTACGGAAGAACCCGACGCCATTACGATCGATTTGACCCAAGGCGGCATCACCTTTACGACCACGACGACCTATTTTGAGCCGGCTACTGACCAGACGGGCACTGCGCCAGTGAAGTCAATTTCGACCGGAACGACCGGGGCAATCAACTTCGAAACGCCGGATATGGACTTCGAAAAGGTCATTCTGTATAACCCGAATGCGAATAAGATCGTAGACGGTACAACGCCGACAAAGGTTAAGTACCAAGTAACCGGCCTTGCCGGCAAAGAACTTCCGCGTAAGCGGGCAGTAATCAAACCGCAGGGTATTACTGATCCGGATCGTTTCATCTACATTGAATCCGTCGGTATCAAATTCGACATGAACGCCGCATTCGTCCTGGACAACAACCTCCGGCTTACCGTTTCGGCCATGGCCTATCCGGCACTGAATGCTACGCCGAAGGGACTGCTTTACACCTGGGGAGACATCACAGCTACAGCATAATATCGAAATTCATCACGGAGAGGGCACGGGCCTTCTCCTTTTTTATTTATAACGAGGGGGAAGGCCCATGCTCAATATCGGAAAAAAGGACACTTTGAAGCTCGGGAATCGGCGTGTCGCGGTCCCGAAGCTAACCCGGAATAGGCTCAAGAAGCTGACCGAGCATATCGGAACGATTGGAGATTTTTTGGTGAAGCTTTTCCTCACGCCGCAGGAAGACCGGTCCGTGTTTATCGTGGCCGGCGCGGACGTGACGATCGACGAAATTTACGAAATCACATCGCTACTCAGCGATATCGACATAGAGGATCTGAGTGAGCAGGCAAGTATTGCCGAATGCACGGAATATCTCCTGCTCACTTGGCAAAAGAACGACATGAATGCAGCCCTGGGAAACTTAAAGGGCCTGATTCCGCCGATGGCGCAGCAGTTCGTGCAGTCGATCGTCCAAAGGATGAATCAGGCCGCCGGACAATAACGCTGGATGAGTTCATCCTGCGTTGTTGCATCATTCTCGGAAAGACACAACATGAGGTGGATAATGAATACTACCTGATCGACCTGCCGCAACTTCTTCTGATTAAAGATCAGATTCACGCAGCTGAACTGCTGGAGCAGATCGACGTTTCTTCCTTCCCGCATATCGCGGAGAAGAAGGCGCGGGAAGAGATATTGAAGCGGCTTACTCGAAACTTGCCGAAGCTACCAAAGTCACCGCCGAAGTCTGCTGAGGAGCAGTACCTGGCGCAGCTCGCGCGTATGAGAGGAGGTAGATGACGATTGACGGTACAACTCGGAGAACTCCGGGCACGCCTGACGGCTGAGGCTCAGAGTATGAAGCAAGAGATCCGTAGTACAAAACAGGGCTTCGCCGACCTTGGGGCGCAGGCAAAAAAGACCGCGGTCGATATGCAGGCGCTGAACGATGCTCTTGCCAAAGCTGGGCTTAGCGCCGAGCAAATCAAGAAAGTTTCTGAGGCGATGAGCAAGCCAGAGAAAGGAGCCAAAGCTTCCGCTGACGCTGTCAAAAAGCTGGGTGATCAAAGCCACACCGCTGCCGGACATATGAAAAACCTTGATGCTGCACTGAAAGATGTAGGTAGCAAGAAGGAGAACATTGCCGCTGCTGAGTCTTCTGTTTCCGAATTGTCCATTGCCTCCGAAGAGGCGACGACAAAGGTGAAGGAGTTGGACAGCACCATGGCAAGCGCCGGGAAGAACATTGAGCAGATGGGTGGACACGCTCATACCGCCGTCGGTAGCTTCATGGATTTGAATATGGCACTTCAAGATGTCGGGGCCGATTCCAAACAGGTCGAAGCTATCAACGCGGCTCTACGCCGGGCGCATCCGGAGATATTGGAGCAGCAGCTTGCTAATGTCCGGACTGAGCTTGAGCGGCTGGGCGTCGGCAGCACGACGATCGATGAAATCGTCGAAAGAATGCAAAATCTTAGTGAAAGCACCAGCGATGCGCAGGTCGAGATCGCCGCCCTGGGCGCGGCATACGCCGGGATGTCCATTGCAATAGCTGCTGTGATAACCAAAGCAGTGCAAACAGCAGCGGCATTTGAACAGTCCATGCAAAACGTCAAGGCAATCACCGAAGCAGTTGGCGAAGAATTCGATGACCTACGTCAGAATGCCATCAAGCTCGGTGCGCAGACAAAGTTCTCGGCTTCACAGGCGGCGGACGCCATGGCTGAACTGGGGCAAGCCGGCTTCAAGACCAAGGAAATCATTGCGGCGATGCCCGGCGTTCTCTCACTGGCCGCTGCCGGAAATGTTGATCTGGCCACGACGGCGGATATCGCCTCCTCCATCCTGCGCGGATTTGGATTACAGGCAACGGAGACGAGCCTGGTGGTTGATGTTCTTGCTAAGTCGTCAATTGATACAAATGCGAGCGTCACTGATTTAGGCATGGCCATGAAGTATGTCGCACCGGTTGCCGCTGCTATGGGACTTTCGATCGAAGAGACAACTGCTGCCGTCGGCGAACTCAGTAACGCTGGCATTAAAGGCGAGCAGGCAGGTACGTCACTGCGTGCGATCCTACTTGCACTTGCTTCCCCATCCAAAGAAGCAGCCTTTTACATGGACCGCCTCGGTGTGAGCATCAAGGACAGCGCCGGAAACATCGTGCCGCTGTCTAATCTGATCGGTCAGCTCACTTCGGTCTGGGGACGGCTTACCCAGGCGCAACAGGCAGATGTCGCTGCAACGCTGGTTGGCCGCGAGGCTGCTTCCGGCTTTATCGCTCTGATTGAAGCTGGGCAGGGCTCTCTTGTTAAATATACTGAATCTCTGCAAGGCGCGGGTGGAACGGCAGAGCGCGTCGCCGGTACGCAGATGGACACGCTTAAGGGCTCAGTCGATAACATGACCAGCGCCCTTGAGTCCGCCGGGATAACCGTCGGAGATATGTTCCTTCCTGCTGTCCGTGAAGCCACGGAAGGCATCACCGCTCTGCTGACTGGATTCACAGAACTTGATCCGGCTGCGCAGAAGTCAATCATCGCTTTTACTACGGTCACCCCGCTGGTTCTTGGAGCTGTGACGGCCTTTTATGCTTTACAAAAGGCACTGGTAGCGGCCCGCACGGCAATGTTATTGGCCGGCGTTAGCATTCCAGTTATCGGTCAGATCGCGTTGGTGATTGGCGCTGTAGCAGCCGGAGCCGCCTATCTTGCTGGCGAATATGCTGACGCGAAAGAAGCAACCAAGAATTTCGAGGAGGCTCAGAAGGCGCTCAATAAGACGCTGGCCGAGTCACCAATAGACCGGACGGCGGACGAGATTAAGGACCTGAGAGACAAGACGGCTGATCTGAACGCTGTTCTGGAGGAGCGAGCCAAGCTGCAGAATCAGCTTAATGGTCTCGATTCGCAAATCAAGGCGGGCGAAAACGCACCGGAAATCCTTCATCAGGCCGGCGAGATCAGCGAGAAGCTCGATGAGATCGACAAGAAGCTTCGCGGAATGGGTTATGACGGTGTAGAGGACGCGACGGCCCGGCTGAATGATATGAACAAGGCCATCAACGGATCGGTCGGCGCACTTTTCGAAGAACAAAAAGCCAGCGTTGCTACTTTGGCCGCTAAAAAGCAGCGCATCGATTCAGCAGAATCTGAAATATCGACCATCCAGAAGCTATCCGCTGTGCAAAAGCTTGATCAGGCGCAGAAGCAGGCGCTTGTCAATGCAGTGAACGCATTGAAGCGGGAATACCCGGACCTGCTAGCAGTCCAGGAAGAGGATGGACGAATTCGTGTTCAGAATATCGACACTATCCGAGATCAGATCAATGCTGACAAGACGATGACGACCAACGCTGCGACCAACGCCAGAGTTCGAATCGAGAACCTTGCTACTGAAGCAAAGGCGCAGCGAGCTTCAGTGGAAGCGCAGATTCAGAATTACAGTAAATTGCTGGCCGCTATGGCTGCCGTATCCGGCGCGAGAGCATCGACCTTTGCCGAGTCCGTAAAGCAGGGACAGGCCAGAATGAACGGTGCGACTCCGGAGGTTATGGACATTGTGAATAGCACGGCACAAGCCCAGGCAAAAGCGGAACTCAAGCAACTGACTGACCAACAAATGAAGATTGCGGATAAGCAACGTGAGATTGAGAAAGCGGCGGCCTCCCTTTCCGCAGGAGACTTCTCCCTTGGAGCAAATGTCAAGGGCGCCCCTATCGATCTAAGTGCTCCAAAGAAAGTCAAAACGTCCAAGCCGAAGACGGAGAAGCCCGGAAAGTCCGCCGCTGAGTTGGCTGCCGAGGCCCGCAAGACTGCATACGAGGCCGACCTTAAGACAGTCCAGTTCCAGGCGGAATATTACGACTTGACAGCCGAGAAGCAGATTCAGAAGTATGAGTCACTCCGTAAGAAGCATGCTCAGTTTTTAAAGGAAAGCGTCGATGATGCGCGGACCCTCACGCTTCAGATTAAAAGGCTGAATGAGGATTCTGTAAAGGACCGCTATGATTTCTCTGCGACCTGGATCGATGCCGAGGAGAAACGGATGGAGGACAGCGGGAAGATGGAGCTGCAAATCGCTCAGATGAAGCTCGCGTCCTGGACGCGCCTGCGGGACAGGTACAAGAAGGATTCAGAGCAGTACAAGCAGGCGGATGAGCAGGTCCGGCAGTCTCGGAAGGATGTGGCGGCAGCGACCGAAGAGGAGGCCCGCAACCAATATCAGGCATCCGAGAAGTGGATTACAGCAGAGGAGCGTAGGATGTCCGATGCCGGGAAGTCAGAGGCCGATATCGCTCGAATGAAAGTCGATGCGTGGACCCGTGTTCGTTCTCAATACGCAGCCGACTCAGAATACTACGAGCAGGCGGATGAGGAGCTTTATAAAGCCCGTAAGGAGTTAACCGAGAAGTTGACAGTCCTTGCCGACGACCTAGTTGACAAGGAAAAGGATGCGATTCAGAAGGCCAAGCAGGCTGATCTGGATGCTATCGAATCCCGCAAAGATGCTTACGTCGACGCCCAGGACGCGAAGATCAAAGCGATTGAGGACCTGATGGCAGCAGAAGAACAGGCGAATACCGATGCTGATTACGAGACGCAGCTCGCTGCAAAAAACGCCCGCATTGATCTGTTGGCAAGCGCAGTCGGTCCAGAAGGCAAGAAGGAGCGCGAGCAGTTGATCAAGGAACGCGATCAAATGGTACTTGAGCACGGACGTGATCTGCGAAAGCGAGAGCTTCAGTCGCAGAAGGACGCATTGGAAGACGAGAAGGACGCGCAGACAGCGGCTTTTGATGCGGAGAAGGACGCTACAGAGGCGCAGTACGATGCCTTGAAGGAGGTGTTTGACAATTACGCCGGTGATATTAAGACAATAGAATCCGGCATTGCAGACTTCCGTGTTTCTTCCGCCGCTTCCGCAAATACGAATATCCTCTCGGACCTTGATACCTTTATCGCTGATTACAACGCCAAAATGGCGCAGATCGCCTCAATCAATGCCGAATCGAAAAAAGCCGCCGACCTTGCGGAGTACAATGCGAACAAGGATGCCTACGATGCGGCAAAGGCGGCGGGGAACAAGGCGCAGATGGCGCGGTTGTCCGCTCGGAACCAGGCGCTTCGCGACCTTTACGGCATTACAACCGATACCGGAAGACTCCCTTCCTTTGATGTTGGTGGGACTGTGCCGGGACCGTGGGGCGCTCCGGTGCCGATTGTGGCACATGGTGGGGAGATTATTATTAACCCCGAACAGCAGCGGATGTTGTTCCGGTTACTGGATTCAACCCGTCCGATCAGTCCGGCGACCGTCGCCAAGTCCGAAACGGTCATTCATAATTCCTTCGACATGTCCGTTAACGGGGTGACGCTGGAAGACCGGGCCGATACAGAGATCCTTTATTCGGAGCGGGAAAAGACAGCGCGCCGCCTGCAGGCTATGGGGGTGAAGTAGGATGGAGGACTTTGACGTATCTGTCAACGGACAGTGGCTCTCGGAGATTGGCGTGCAGTTGGTTAGCAGGGAGATTCCGGCACTGCCGGAGGCGGAGGAGAATGCAGTGAAGTTGGCGGGGCGGGATGGGCAACTGAATTTTGGCAGTACGTATGCGGCCCGGACTCTGAGCTTGGGCCTTTTTATCATGGGCGATGATTATGACGGCGTCGTCGGCAAGCTGGCCGGCATATTCAATGTCCGACGCAGCCCGCTGATCATTCTGTTTTCGGATCGTCCGGGGAAGCGATACGTAGCAGAGTACCGAGGCTCTATCAGCTTTGACACTTCCACCGGCAATCGGCTCATCAATGTCCCTCTCAAGATGGACGACCCGTTCCCGGAGTCGCAGCATAGCACGGAGCTGCGGGAGTACGGCGAGGGGCTGGAATACGATCAAGGTTATTTCTACATTAGCGATTCTTACTTCGAGATCACGGCCAGCGGGCAGACGGCCACCGTTAACAATGAGGGTTCAGACGTCGCTTATCCGCTCATTCGGATAACTGGAGCATTCACTGACTTGGCTTTGTCGGATGGAGAGCAGACGTTCACCTTCTCGGGATCGGTCGGTTCAAGCGATGTTCTCGAAATAGACTGTGATCTGTCGAAGTGCAGGGTACGCTTGAACGGCGAGAACGCCTTCTCGCGGAGCAATGGAGTGTTCTTTTCCCTGGAGCGGGGGGAGACGACATTCACGGTGATGGCGGGTAGCCCGAACTTTACGCTGGAAATCATTTATCGCTATAAATATCTGTTCTGAAAGGAGGTCCATGAATGACCTTTACACGCCGGATCATCACGAAGACCCTGGACCTGCTGAACCTCCAGCGTCACAACGACAATTATGCCGACATCGAAGCCGACCTGACCGATCACGAGGAGCGGATCACGGTCGCTAAGGATGATATCGACAATCACAAGGCTTCGGTAACTGCTCATGCTGCCGAGCATATTACTTATTCCGGTCCTGTCACCGGCGCGGCAGACATCAAGGGGGCAGTGGACAGCGTCAAGCAACAGCTCGACACAGCCGTATTTAACGGCGATTCCAGTGTCGCCGCAGCGCAGGCGGCGATTGATGCTGACGGCTACGATTATGGCAACCTTAAGGTTCGCCTGGACATAGAGCATACCGCAGTTACTACGCAGTTGGCGGATATTAAGATAAACGTTAAATACCCACCTCCACCCCTTGTTGGGGCAGCGGGTGACAATCTCGCGAATGATACAACTGCGATTCAGGCAGTAGTTGATTACCTGCGTGACGTTGGTGGTGGTACAATCTATTTTCCTAAAGGGGTATTCTTGTTATACAATTACATCCAGCATTATGATTCCGTTAATTTCGAATTAGCGCCCGATGCTGAGATTAAGAGAGCGGACGACTCTACCCAGACCAAAATGTTCATTAATGGCATTCGCGGACGCGCTGACTATGCCACTGGGTATTCGGGAGAAGGCAACTTTACCTTTGAAGGCGGGACAATCAATGCTAATTGCTATACAAATCCCTTAAACGGAGCCGCGAACGGTATCTCTTTTTTCGATCTGGGTCATGCTGAAAATGTTGCGTTTAAAAATACCACTCTGAAAAACGGAGAAAACAGTCACTATTTTCAGATATCAGGTTGTAGGGATATATTGCTTGACAATCTTATTATCAAAGACGATAGTTACACATCTACAAGCGGGACTCCCGATTTTGAAGCTATTCAGATCGAAGTTTTGACCGAAGAGGCGTTTCCGACATTTGGTGTTTGGGATAACACTCCGTCTATTGATATAACTGTCCAAAACTGCGTTTTTGACAATGTAGTGCGCGGCATAGGTACGCATAGCTATGTACCCGACCCATTGGATAACACCAAAGTCGCTATTTATTGCCGTGGTATTAAACTTTTGAACAATACGTTCAGAAATATACAAGACCATGTGTTTGACCTTTGGGCCTATGACGATGCCGTCCTTGAAGGGAACATTATTGAAGGAAACGCTGCAGGGTATGGAATAAAGGTGTATAAGTCGAAGAAGATTCGAGCAAAAAACAATACAATAATGAACACTAACAACTCTGGTTTATACACCGAGGATATGTACGACAGCACATTCACCGATAATTTGTACATCAACACTTGTCAGGTTAATAATGATGGCACGAGCACGGTGTCGGCTATCCGTGTTGCTAAGTCCGGTAACAACGTTTTTGACGATATTGTGCAAGGGACTATCCATCAGTACCCGCTCTACACATCCGAGACCCCAACAGGGAGCCCGAATACGGTTAGATGGTCCCGGATGGCGAACGGTAAAGGGTCGTCCAATAACGGCAGCATAAATAGCGCGAGCGCGGATATCAGAAACAACCACACAGGTGCGCAGACCAAGGTATTATTTAACGGAGTGCTGGACACGGCAGGGTCTACCGCATCTTTACCAAACGACATTTTCACGTTTAGTTCGATTAATGTTTATGCCAACGACAACGGAAGTGCCACAAATAATTTAATACCAACAAAAATCGATAAAGATTCCCTTGTAATTGGATCACCGATAGACCGGTTCAGAATCATAACAAGCCTGACCACCTGTTTATCGTTTAGTTTTCCTGATGCGAACACGATCCGCCTTGACACCTTAACTGGATCGGTTCGCATTAGGAAAGTGGTTGGAGTTATGTAATGTTAATGGTAATATAAGAATGTTATTGATCAATCATAGGATGGTGAAAGTCTTGGAAATGGTTTTGTATGAATGCAATGACTGTGAAAGTCAATATGCAGTTGAGCCAAGTGGAATAGAATCCACGTGCCCGTTTTGCCATGGAACAAGCACGAAGGTTGTAAAAGGTGTCTTTGTTACGTCGAATCTCGAAGAGAATACAGAGTAGAATTGAGATTCTATTTGGAGGAGAAATGACGGGTAATATTTACAGCATAAAGGACAATATCACAGTTAAAGCAGCAGGATTAACAATTGCAATGCTTCAAAAAGCGAAGATGCTATCCGCAGAAGGTCGTCATATCGAGATGCTGACGCTTGATGCGAATTTGAATTACGACAGCATTTTCGAAGAACTCGCTTATAATAAGTCCCTCGATAGCAAGGTGATATTTCGAAATGTATATGTAGACTTGGGTGGGGATCGAATCACACACAATGATACCAGACGTCAGATTGATCACCCTGTGGATGAAAGAGGGTTTACGACAAAACAGGCAGACGCAGCAACATACCGTTTATACAAAGATGGATTCTACGCTATGTACAAACGTTACGACGAAAATGACAAACTGCTATATGTCGATTATTTTAACGAACTGCGGTATCGAACCAAGCGAGAAAATTATGACAGGAAAGGCTATCTCAGAAGATCGCAAATCATTGATCCGTCTACCAACAACCCGCGAGTCGAAGTTTTTTACAACAAATCCGGAGAGCCATTTTTGAACAAATGGATTGACCTGGAAACAAATAGCACAAGACATATCATTGTGTTCGGTCGTAACGGGGAGGTCATCAAAGAGCTGAAAAATGAGTACGAGCTTCATAAGTATTGGCTCAGCGATGTTGTTCTAAAAAACCAAGTCAATCCGATCGTGCTGTCAGAAAAAAGATCGGAAGATCAACTCATTCTTGACTTGAAACATAAGAGCATGAAGAAGGTTGCGGTGTTTCACAACAACCATTTCAAGGAGCCGTTTGACTTTGGGGCTGAGATTCAAGATCGGAAAAAGCTGCTTGTAGACAGCATGGACAAGTTTGATGCTGTAGTGTTTTTGACAAATGAGCAGAAAAAAGATATCACCGCACAGTTTGGAGTGAAATCGAACTATTGGGTAATACCGCATAGTGCGCCTATCATTGAACCTCAAGAGGTTGAGAAGGATTGGCACACAATCGTATCCCTTCAGCGACTTGTGCCTCACAAGAATGTAGATCATGTGATTAAAGCTTTTGAGAAAGTCATCAAACAGGTTCCGAAGGCTAAACTGCAAATATGGGGTTTTGGTCCAGAAGAAGGAAAACTAAAGTCTCTTGCGAAAAAACTCGGGGTGGAGTCCAGCGTCTCTTTTAATGGATTTACTACCAATGCTATTGGAGTATTTCAGTCGGCCGCACTTTCGGTAATGACATCGAGCTTTGAAGGTTTCGGGATGATCGTAACAGAGAGCATGGCGTGCGGTACGCCAGTGGTGAGCTACAGGTCAAAATATGGCCCCGAAGACATCATCTCGAACAATGTTGATGGGGTACTTATAGCAAAATACGACATTGCCGCCTTGTCCAAAGCTATAATCGATCTTCTCAAAGATCGAGATAAACTTGAAGAAATGAGTCAACAGGCTAAAAAAATTTCTCAGAAGTTCAGCTATGACTCATACAAGAAATCATGGCTTGAATTATTTGATAGCCTTAGTTAAGATCGAAATCCCTGCGAGTTTAGCGGGGATTTTCTCGTTACAGTAGGACTCTACTGCGCACCACTAGAAACAGCAAACGTGCATTTTAAAAAAAGAGCTGCCGGATCACTCCGACGGCTCTTTATCGATATTATGAGTTAGTCTATGCAAACTCTTTTTAAGGCTTCTCCCAAGGGAGTGAGAGAAATTATCCCTTTCTGAATTTCAATCCCTAACTCTCTAATTGGCATATAGTTTTCCGGAAGAATCGTGTTGTTTGCCTGCTGATACATCTCTTTAAAGCTTTTATAAAAATCGTGTTCCTCATGCTTCTTGTAAATATCTAAACCGTTTAAATATGACCCATCGAAAATGAGAGAGACAATACCAAGCCTTTGGAGGTTAGATATCGATATAGCTACTTGACACAAATCATTACAGTCTTCATTTTCTAAATACACGTTAACCTGTAAAGGACCTGATCCGCTTGGTTGAACATGATTAATGTAGTTTGCTATTGGCTTATTAGCCATATTTCCGAAAGACCTTAAGTTCTGTGCATCCAAAGGCGACATTTGCTTGATGATCTCAACAAAGGAATGATGAGTTTGCGATGAATGTCGATTATCCATAGAAGAACCAATTAGTTTAGCAAACATCTGTCTTATCTCATCTTCTTCAATATAGTATTTTGTTGCTTCCAACGCTGGGCCTACAATACTTAGTTGTGGCTCTAGAAGGTTTTCTTCAGGAATGTTATTTAATTGCTCAGTAATTTCTAATTCGAATTTCTTCAGGCTTACTGCTTGCTTAATTCGAAGTTTCTCAATTGGCATGTTTACTCGACTGAAAACCACCCAGACTAAATTTGCTAGTGTGCGGCCAATTTCTTTCGCTGGCTCTGAAGTAGCATTCTCTAAGAACTTTGGAGCCCCAATATTGATAAGTGAAAAATCAGTCTTATTTTCAGTCATACTTGCCCCTCCCAACAAAAGTCTATCAGTACAATAATACCAGAGAATCAAGATTAGGTTTCTAAATTTTCGAGGAGGAAATACTCTCATGCAAAAACACCTCAAATCCTTCGACCGAAATCGTTCACCTACCGGTCTACTGGTTGCATCCACCGACATCCAGCGCCGCCGCCGTCTTAACAGCGACTACGAAATATCCTTCACTGTGCCGATGACAAGCGACGATTACAAGGAGAAGATTATCCCCAAAGGCCACGTTCAAGACGAGCGTGGCCAATTTTATGTGGTGCAGAGCCGCGCGCGGGACCGGAGCAACAGGGCCCTGACTGCTCAGATTGTCTGCACGCACATCATGTTCAAGATGATCGACTTCAAGATTCCTTACGCCGACTACATCGACGAGGCGTACGGGGTCCATATCAGCATGCTGCTTGATAAGATCACGGCGGCGACAGGCGGAGTGTACACCTTTCAGCTTCACGACACCTTCGATCTGATGGACGTCAAGGATTGGGGCCGGACGACAGCGCTGGCCGCCTTGCAAGATACCGTCAACCTTTACGGATGCGAGATCGATCCGGACAACACGGTCATTCATCTGTACAAGCGAATCGGCTCCGACAAAGGATTCCAGTATAGGCTTGGGAAGAACATCATCAGCGATAGCTCCAAGGACGACTATTCGAGCCTGGTCACACGGATGTTCAGCCAAATGAAGGACGGGCGGACGTTCATCGGGCTGTCCACTCACCACCTGACAGCCGAGGAACTTAGCCTGCTGCAGTCCGTACCCGGGGCCATCCAGGACGGCAAGATCATGGTCAATTACCTAATCTCGTCCTATGCGCAGTATTGGACCAATGACGTCAACGTTTTTTACGATGGCGAGCTGATCGACCAAAATATCGAAGACCCGGTCGAGCTGCTGCGGGTGACGCGGGAGGCGCTTCGGAAGAAGGAGATCCCTGAGTTCGAGATCGGCGTCAGTGCAGCGGATATTCACAAGATTGATGACGAAGAGGAACCGGTCGGGCTGGGCGATACTGTGTACGCCTACGACCCTGACATGGAAATGAACATGGTTAGCTGCCGCGCCATGGAGCTGACCGAGTATCCCTTCGCCCGGGACAAGCATTCGCAGGCGACGTTGGCCAACTACATGCTGCGGGATGACACGCAGGTGCTGGCGGACCTAGAGCGCAGCAAGCAGATTCTGAATGACCTGCTGTCCGGAGGGCGTGTGCGGGCGTCAGCGTTTGAGGAGTTCGCGAAGCAGGCTGTTATCGACATCAACAACTCGAAGAGCGAGGTTATTTACGACAGCCGAGGCATCGTCCTGCAAGATGTAGACGACCACGACATTCAGGTGATCCAGACCTCCCGGGGCATTATCATCACGGAAGACGGCGGAGAGACGGCGCGGACGGCTATTACGGGCCGGGGAATCGCGGCGGAAGTCATTGCCGGGGTGCTCGGTAGCTTCGTCAGCATGGAGATCGGCAGCGGGAACAACGTCACCAAGATCAACACCGAAGGCATCAGCTCGGGGCATGCGGACTGGGCGAGCGCGCCCTTCAGGGTGAATATGCAGGGCGATGTGGTGGCTCGATCAATCACGCTGACCGGCACGATTGAGGTATCGGAAGTGTTTGATTCTGATTTTCACGCCGGCACGATCACCGGTTCATGGATAAGGACGTCTGATCCGGGGATATTCCCTTATGCGGAGATGAAGAGCGAGGATGATACTTTTTCGGTGTGGGCATCTTTGGGAAGGGGAATTCAAATTGGGGCCTTCAGATCAGGAGGTTCCTATATGGACTTTGTTGACGGAGAACGAATTGCCACAGTTAATTTCGATTACGCTGCAGGACTTACAATTTCAAGTCCGACTGATATTGAATTAAGAGGTGATGTGTATCTCCCGTGGTGGCGATTCTACAACATTTCAACCGGTCAGACACTTCAAGATGCGATAGATGCTCTGTGGACCGCTTTGGCCGGAAAGGCAAATGCGAGTCATTCGCATAGCGTAACCATATCTGACCATAACCACGGCAATCTGGCAAACTCCACTTCCGGCGGCGGCACATTTACAGTCTTATGAATTTTGCCGATTCGGCAAGTCTTGTCGGCCAGAAGGTGCAGGGGCTTTTCAGCGTCGAGAAGGGCGGCCAGAAGATCGCTGATGTAGTTATCATTAAAGGGTCAACATATGCTCCGGTTCGCGCCATATCTGAGGCAGCCGGGGTATCATTGACCGTGGAAGGGAAGAAGATAATCGTGGAAGAGACAAGCGGAACGGTTTCGACAAGCGCACCTACTGCGCAGACCGTTGACGAAAAACTCATCGCCTTGAAAGCTAAGGCAGAATCAACTTCTAAAGAGATAGAAAAAGTCAAAGCTACCATACAATTTTATGACGAGAAAGTCTTTCCTAAAGACGAAAAAGCAATATCCATGGCGGCTTCAGAGGCAATGAAGCAAATCGAGATTCAACGCTCTGAAGAAAACAAAGCCGCCTACGAGAAATACAAACAGCAGTTGGCGGATCTCCAAGCTTCGCTCGTAGAGATCAATGCACAGATCGCGGAGCTCCAGAAATGAAGAAGCCTATTCTCTGCTTTTTAGGAATCCTGCTGCTTATGATCGCCTTCAGCCTGCTGATCTATCCGACACCGTATAAATATCTCCAGTACATGAATGGAGGATCAATTACGCCGTTGAAGGTCAACATGATCACAGGACATACGCAGCGTTATGTTCAGGGATTTGGATGGGTAGACGACACAAATTCACAATGAGTCCTCTTCGGAGGGCTCTTTTATTTATCGAAGGAGTTGATCCATCTGGCCAAAGTGTCAAGAATAGACATCAGCATCGACCTTGCCAATCCGGTCAACGAGCTCGTGGATGTGGTCTCGATCGTCATGAACTCCTTTCCCGGGCGACAGGAAGAGATACTGCAGCAACTCGACCTGAAGATCGGCGAGGCGCTGGCTGAGATCAAGAGGTCCAAAGCGAAAGCGAAGGAGTAACCGGCACGCTCGACATAGGGCGTGCTTTTATTTTGCCCTCGGGGTTTCCCGGGGGCTATTAATGTTGGAGGGGGAGATGAAACTGAATAAGCCTCAAATTTTCGTATCAGCACTCGGAGCAATATTCGTACCATTATTCGATTTCTTGTATGGGGAGGCAGACGCAGTCGTGACCATCATGGCGGCACTTTTATTTTTCGTTGTCATGGACTGGTTGTCTGGTATCCGTGCGGCCAAGAAAGACCACACTTATGCCAGTAAATACGGTATTGATGGGGTGTTCCGAACGTTCTTCATTTTGCTGCTGCCAGCAGGCGGTCACCTTCTGGACGGTGTATTTGGGCTTCCGGGGGCCATATTCGGGGCCTTGGCAATCGGGACGATCTACCACGTTTTACAGAGCATGACGGCAAATTCCATTCGGGCAGGCTGGGGGGATTGGTTGCCGTTGCCTGTGCTGGATTCAATCCTTAAATGGGTGGGAAGCGAGCTGGATAAAAAGATCAAGCGCGCTGCCGAGAGAAAAGGAGCTGAAGAGTAGTGCAGATCATTCAAAAGGGCAACCAGCACACCAATTACAGCAGCCGGGACGGACGTGTGCCCATCGCTATCGTGGACCATATCAGCGGAGGGACAATGGGCAGTATGGACAATTGGTTCTCGTCTCCTAACAACAAGGTCAGCAGCGCCCACTATGGCGTTTCCCGATCCGGCGAGATCCATCAATATGTGGACATCCAGAAGATGGCCTGGGCGAACGGGATTACTGCGGCTGCCATCCCGAAGGCGACGGCGGCTATTGTAAAAGAGATGGCGCCGACCAATCCGAACAAATATACCGTGTCCATCGAGCATGAGGGCATGGACGGAGAGCTGACAGAGGCGCAGTTCCAGGCGACGGTCTGGCTGCATAAGCACATTGCCAGTGAGATTAACCGGATTTACGGCCGGGAGATTGTGCTGGACAGCAAGCGTGTCATCGGTCATTTTCAAGTTGATCCGGTCCGGAAACCGAACTGCCCGGGGCCGAATTTCCCGTGGGGCCGGTTGTATTCTGCTCTTCAAAAGAAGGAGGACGACGAAGTGAAAAAGGACGTTATTGTGTCGGTGAAAGTGGACGGCAAAAAGGTCGCTGACGGCATGATCGAGAACGGGGTTACCTATGTACCGGCTCGAGCGCTGGTTGAAGCCATGGGCGGGACGATTACCCACGACTCGAAGAACAATGTCGTCTTAGTAACGAAAGGAGTGAAATAATCTATGAATAATCAAAATCTTACTGATGTATTGGCCTTTGCTAGTCTTCTGACTGCATTTGTTCTGGCAGGGGTGCAGTTCGTCAAAACAACCGTCACTTTGCCAAAGAATATCATCCCACTGATAGGCGTTGGGATCGGCCTGGTGATCGGTTGGGCAGCTGCGCCGTTTACCGAGCTGGAGTTGGTGCTGCGGTTGTGGTCCGGGGGATTGGCCGGGTTATCAGCGACAGGGCTGTTTGAACTGGCGTTTAATAATCGGACGGGAACAACGAAAGAATAGATTAAACAACTCAATCCCGCCATTTTATTTAATGGCGGGATAAAATTTAGAAATTGAATTCAACTTGGTTGTATACTAAATCCGGTTTTGGTTCAATCTGTGGTGGATCAATGGGATTAGAGGTTGTGTATCTAGATTTGGGCAACTTATCACGATGATTATTACACCATGGATGCACAACCCTACCATTATTAATCGAATTGGTGCCACCTAAGCTCCTTAATTCAATGTGATCAAACTGTTGTGATACACCTAAGTCTATCGCACCCTTACAAAGCTCACATTTATATGATCCTTCAAAGTATGCAGCTACTTCTTGTTGGATTTTTGTGTTAGAGGAAAATTGAGAGAATGGTTTGCCGCTCTCATTTTTCTTTTTTAAGTACTCTGAATAGGCTTTTGAATCTAAATCTTTAAGGAATATTTCTACAGCTTCATCGGGCGACATATTAGAAACTTTGCATTTTTTTATACACTCAATAAGTGAGTTGAATAATTCAGCCTGGTTTTTAGATAGCCTACTAGGTCCTCCTTTTCGTCCAAGATGTTTAATTACATGGTCCTTTATTAATATCCACATTTCTTCAAAATAACTACGATGGAGTGTGAACTCTAGCTTTCTATTTAATATTTCTTTTTCGGTACCTTTAAATAGCCACATCAAAAAAGAGAAGAATAACAAATTACTATATTGCCCTTTTGATGAATAGAAATAAAAGACAGGTAATACACCTAAACTTTGAGGGGAATTACCGATTAAGCTAGTTATGTGATATAGTGTCCGTTCAAGCTCATCTAAAGTTGCATCTGCAACAACTTCGTCATTACTTTCATTAGCTAGATGTTTTAAAGTCTCAGTGATATTATTGTCACCTGTTTGACCGTGCTTAATTATACAAAAGAGATACTGCAAGAACTGATATCTATCATAGCTGTTTTGTTTCTTCAACAATATTAATGGATAATCAGAAACTTTAATTTTTGATGGAATGTTATCCGAGGGAGCAAGTAGTAACTTGTAAAGGGTTTGGCTGAGTTTTGTACATTTTTCACCGTGATCGATCCAAAGAGAGGGTTTAGAACCATTACTTATAATCCCGGCCATAGCCCTTGCAACTGGAGATCTCCTATTTTCAATAAATAGCGCTTCTTCGGTTGATAAGGGAGTCCCCCCAGTATTAATATTTACAAAAGACTGTTCAGCATCCTGATATCCACCCGTGACCCATTGAATTGGAACTTTTAATGATGTATTTAAATGGTACATAAATCTGCCCATCTCTTCAATTTTTGGGTCGAGTTCTTCTTTGGGATTCTTTTTTTGATCGACTATTTTTTTGAATTTACTTATCGCTTTGCGACATTCTTCAAAATCTCCTATTGAATCTTTTACAGATTGTCTAAGCCTTGCTGAAGCACGTATTTCATCTTCTTCTAAATATCCATATTCTTTGGCCTCGTCTGAATCTCCCCAATCGTTCGTGATCCATCCTCTTATAGCAGATAATCGATGCGCGCCATCTAGAACAAAAATATGACCTGTTTCTGGATTGAGCCAAAAAATGACGCCTGGAATAACTTGATTGTTTTTAAGAGTCTTTAATAAGTTTATGTATTTCTCGTCAGTCCAACTATTTGTTTGTCTCTGAAATTCAGGTTTTCTGAATCTGTCCCATATTGAGAAACCAGAAAAGTCGGGCTGAAAGTCCTTGAAATCTAAGTACTCTTTCTTATGATATTGAACCTCATCAGATACTTTATCAGATAAGTAATCGGTTGTAGTAAGAAGTGAGTCAGATGGGATAATATGATCCAAATTTGCATTCGGGATTAGTTTGATTTTCCCTGCCATAATTACCTCCTGAGAACATATTTTAATATTTGTATTTTAGGAATAAAATAGTTTTATGTCTATGTGGTAGTATATTTACAAAATCATCCACACTAACCAAGGCGTCATAAAATTGTGGTTGTTAATATTTCTGCAACCTACACCAAGTGCATTACGACCGCCCTGACGCAGTCCAAAGTGTCTGTCTGATTACGGCTTGGACCCCGATCCCATCGGTCACTTAATGGACTACGGCGGCGAGGTGGAGAGATATACTCCCGAAACCGTTAAGATCGCAGGGAGCCTGTTCTTTCGGAAACGATTTGAATTTAGAGCGTACAAGTAGCCCCGACAGGTAATGGCCTCCGTCGGGGTTATTTCTTTATGGGAAAGTAATGACCCTCATGACATGATCAATCTCCTCAAATGGTATGTATGTAACTCCTAGCTCATTTCGTATCTTTACTTTTCCTGGCGTGGATGCAGCTTCTGGAGTCCCCGTAACAACTTCTCCGTCCTTGGTCTTTACACTTACCATTTGCCCCTTTTCGATTGCAATTCTTAGTTCTTTTATCATAATCAAACTCCTTAATTTCAGTGGAACTCAAAAAAATATTCGCAATCAAACTCTTATTGATTCTTTGAAACATTTTTCACAATCAATCGTAAAATATGGAAAACTATAAGATAGGATGATGAAACATGGGAGGAATGATTACACCAAGAAGAGTCATGGCGGTTATTATCATTGTAATAGGCATTATGTTAGTTGACAACTACAATGAAGTTAAAGGAAAAGCAGAGGATACTATGAACACGATATTTGAGCCAGTCAGAGAAATGACTGCTTCGGGCTTGTCAACTAATTCCTATTCGTTTGATCCGGATGAATATCTTAACAAATCATTTTCCAAAACAGTTGATTTTACTTGGAGTTGGTATGATTTTGAGAAGGACGTTGTCTCGGGAGTTTCTGCAATTGTAATTGGATTGGGGCTTCTTGTAATGCCGACCTTTGAAAAGGAACGAGAATTTTACGATGATGTTTTTAGTTTTTTGACTTGATCATTATTAACCAACAACCCCGCAGCAGACGCTACGGGGCATTTTCGTATTTCAGATATCAAACTCTTCCCAGCCAGGCGGCAGCGGATCTTCAAGCGCCCCCTCCAAGCCTCCCAGCTCGATGATAGCCAGCATCGGCTTCCCGATATCGACTATGACGCCGATCCGGACGCGCTGTCCGGGTGTAATGTCGTATTATCCGCTCCATTCAGTACCCGCATTTTACCCACAAAAAACGTTGTAGGATAATGCTTTTTAATGTAGATGAGTACTCTGTTGAAGAGTAAAGATAGATAACCCCGCCGAGCATTATGCCTGACGGGGTTTGTTTTTCGTTCAATCTGCTGTATACTCACTTATTTCAAAAGTGAGGATCTTATCAAATATTACGTAATCTTTACGATTTTTAAATGGTCCCTTGTTATTATCGTGTTTGTCGATTGCAAATCTGGCCGGTCCTGTTCCTGAATCCCGAGAATCGTACCAGTCAAGAAAGGCATTAACTTCTCCCATACTTAAATCAAACTCTTTTTCTAATCCTGTAATCATGGTCACTACTAGAATAGCTCGGTTACCAGATGGTTGAGGAGAGATAGGGATAACCGTTGATATTTCACTTTTTTCGGATTCATTCAGAGCGCAATCAACAGCGGATATTTGAAAGGTATATTCTGTTCCTTCAATTAAGTCTGTTATTTCATACGTTGAATTCGTTACACTAGTCAAAAGAATACCATCTTTATATATATTATAATAACTAAAGTCTGGTTCTGTGTTAGGTTTCCAACTAAGTAAAACTGACGAATTATCAGGTGTTGCTTTAATCTCAGTGGGTACACTGGGGGCAGTTTTATTTGAGTCTCCAAATACATCAAATTCGTAAATTTTTGCGATGTTTACAGACTGCATACCAACTGCTACAACATTCTTATAATCTATTTCTGTTTGAGTTCCAACTTTTATAGCATTATCGAGTGAGGTATGCGACCCATCAGAAAAAACGAAATATAGAGTTATCCCTGTTGAGTCAGCTTTTAATTGATAAGCTGTTATATCCATTGGACAATCAAATTGATAATAAAGAGTATCTACTTCAGATACAACCGACGACCATTTCGGCAAAGTAACATATGTATTAAGATTGTTATCTGACGCTAAAGGCGATTCAGTTCCCTCAAGCGAAATCCCATTAGATAAACACATTGCTTTTCCATTAATGAGCCCACCTGTATAAGCGAAAGATGTCGCTGGCTGCACGAGTAGGAATATAATCATTACCAATAATAATAGATGTAAGAACTTTTTCAT